GATGCACGAGGGAATGCGGTTCAGGTCGATCTGACGACCCTCGGTCGTGTCCGATCCCGTATTGGAGGGATTGGCCGAGAGGACGAGCGACAAGGGCTGGTTCTGTTCCGCCAGAGAAACGGCGACATCGTTCAGCCCTTTTACGAGATTCAGACCGTATTTTTCCGCTGCACCGCCCGCTTTCCACAGCGGCTGCTCGGTCCAGATACCGAGTTGCGAGATCATGCCTCCGGCGGCCCGCTGCATCACTTCGATCGCATTCCACGTGGCGGAACAGTCGGCAAACATCACGTAGAGTTTCCCCGTGCCGTTCACGTTACCCGACATGCGGAAGAACTCGCGGATATGGTAAGCCGGAATGCCGTGCAGGAAGTTCACGGTTGCCTCTTCCTCTTCGGTTGCCTCCACACGCTCGATGATGCCGAAATCGCTGACGGCGGACTTGAAGGAGGTGATGTAACACACATCGCCCAGCCTGAGTTTCGACTCGTTCGTCTTGCCGTAACCTTCGGTAAAGAGTTCCGGCTGCAACGACACGTCGAACAGCAGTCCCGTCACCTTCTCGCCCGAGGAGCCGGTGTCGTACGGGATATTGCCGTCCACGTCCCTGATAAATACATTTCCGAGTGCCATAGGCTATGATTTGTTTTTAAGTTCGTTGTAAAAGGGATTTTCGTACAGCACCGCCTCGCCCCGAATGGCGGCCGGCGTGTCCGGAGAGAAAGTTCCGCCATGCGCGTCGATGTACAGCGAGGGATAGGACGGGAACTTTTTCAGCAGGTCGAGCACATGAGCGTCCCGTGTCTGCGCTCCCGTATGATTCTCTTCCGCCGGTTTCTCCGGCTTTGACGGGGTCTTCGTCCCGGACCGATTCGACGCCGCTTCGGAGTGTACGGCGCCAGTTTCATCGGGTATATCGGCCGCAGCGGTTGCTTCATCTCGCAGGGTATCATCGGTTTCTGTCAGAGGCTTCTCCTCCGTATTGATTTTCTTTGCCATCGTTGTCGGAAAAAATTTGGGGAGCGGGGTTTCGACTCCGCTCCCCGGGTGAGACATTCAAATCAGATGAAAGGTGGAAATATCGGGTTATACGGTTTTCTTGTAGGCGGTATGTACGACGATTTCGCCAGGGCGGACGATGTTCACGTCCATCTTCATGCGCATCTGAAAAAAGAAGAGCTCGGAGTTGGCCTGCAGACGATCGATTTTCAGGACATCCGTGTCGTTGGCATAATCCACGCCCATCCAGAGGTTCGAGTCCATGCCCGTGGAGAACTCGCCCAGCACCATCGTATGCTCGGGAATACCCACGATGGGGAGGACGCGCTTGCCCTTAAAGCGGTACTTGTTCACCTCGGTATTCTCCGAGTACTTGACCTGCTTGTCCGAGATGTACTGGTCGTAGGCGTCCCACGCGTCCCAGCCGACGATGAAGACCAGCGAGCTCTTCTTGCGGATCTGTTTGGAGCACTTCTTCCACATGGCGTAGAGGGCCGCCTCGACCGCCGCACCGTCCGTCAGTTCGGTGGTGCCCGAGACCACGCACTGACCGCCGGCAATGATCTCTGCGTCCGTGGCGTTCACGTTATCGATGATTCGCTTGATCACGCCGTCAAAATACTTCTCACGGTTGGCACCGATCTTCGTGCAACCTGTGGGTTCCGTAATCTTGGCCACCGTCTCGCCACCCTTTGCCGCCGTCCAGATAGCGTTGCCGATATACTCGTTCTTCTTCTCGATCAGCAGGCGCAGCATCGTGGCCTGAATCTTCGGGTCGAGCTCGCGGAAGACGAGGTTGCCCTCGGGCTGCGCGAACTTCCAGTATTTCTCGTAGTCGCGGGGGTTGAACTCCACGTAAATCATGAAGTCCGAGGGTTCGAGGTAACGCTCCGTGAGCTGGTACTCGTTGAACCCTTCGTCCCCCTTGGCGCCGTGGATAGGCTGCGGGGTCGGAACGTTGTCCTGGATGACGTTCCCCAGCTTGATGGCCGGAAGCGTGTAGCGGTGCTGGATACCCGTCTTGATGTGGATAAGACCCTCGCGCACCGTGTCGTTGCCCTGAACGGTATAGGTCAGAAGGTCTTCCAGTACCTCGCCGGAATAACCGTTCTGAAGAAAGTTTACAGTATCTGCCATTGTCGAATGAGTTTACTTGTTTTGCAATGAATCTCAGCCGACGGGCGGACTGTCTTCCGCACGAGACACACGGTCTCCGGCATGTCAGTTTATAAAATTCGGGATGTCCCCGGAAGGATATGCTATCCGAGCTTGCGGAACTCGAAGTTCTTACCCACGACCTCCGTGACCTTCTCGGCCATCAGCTGCTCGGCAGTCTTGGCCGCCTCGGCTGCCGCCTGCACGTTCTTCGTGTCGGAGGCGATGGCCTGCGAGATCTTCTCCCGCGCGGGAATGGAGGAGAGCGTGCTCTCGGCAAGAGAGAAGTTCGAGGTCGCCATCTCGACCCACTGGACTTTCGACTCACGGTCGATCTTACCTTCGGTGATGGCATTCTCGACGAGCGTCTCGATGCGGGAGGTCTGCTCCTCCTGCTCCCTCTTTCGGTAAACGGAAAGCTGCGCCGTGGCTGCCGAAAGGTCTTTCTGGAGGTTCTGTATCGCGGCCTCCTTGCCGGCAATGACCGTCTGGGCGTCGCTGAGCGATTTCTCCAGCTCCTTATACTTGGGTTCCAGCGCCGCCAATTCCGAGATGCGGGCCATGACGTCCTTGACTTCCTTATCCTTCATGCCGAGCGAGGCGGCAATCGCACCGTACTCGAAACCTTGTGTCTTGTTTTCGTTTGCCATATCGTTTTCCGTTTGATTAAGAGTAGCCTCTGTCATTTCAAAAAGTTTATTTTCCGCCGAGACCCGGCTCATCAGCTCCTGAATGGCGGCAGTGTCGGTCATTGAGGCGACCTCGTCCCGAACCTTCTCGCGCAACTGCTTCGAGGTGCGTATGACATTCTCCGCTGGGATGATCCCCGCCCTGACGGCCGTCTGGGCATCGAAATAGGTCCCGTCCTTGCCCGCCTCCCCGTCCATGATGGCACGGATATGTTCGGCTTTGAGTCCGAAGCGCTTGCGGTAAATGGTTTCTATCTGTCTGGTGAATGCCTGTACCATATCGGAAGCCCCGTCTTCCGGGTCCTCGCCCGGCAACATCGGATTGTGGATCATCAGGATGGCGTAGTCGCGCATGAGCGAGCGGCGCCCGGCCGCCCAGATGATCGAGGCCATCGACGCCGCGACCCCCTCGATGATGCACTCCGTATCGACCTTGGCACCCGCAATGGTCGAATAGGTGGACATACCGTAGAGCACGCTGCCGCCCTCGGAGTTGATAAGCACGCGGATACACGAAGGACGGATGACATTTTCCAGGAAGTCGAACTCCTCATTGAAACGGGCCGTGCTCTCCTCCGTCACGCGCCCGAAGAAGCGGATGGCGGCAGGTTCTCCCGTCTTTGCCTCACCGACGACATATTGAAGCGTATTTATGTCCATGTGGAACAATTTTTTGAATAAGAGTAGCGGAAGAAAATGCAAAAGGTTGAAAACAAAGGACGGGAGGTATCTGCCTCCCGTCGTGATAGATTTTCTATCCTGCCGCCTCCCCGTCATTCGAACAGGCTCAGGATGAGCTCCCGTCCTTTGGACGTCCATACAGTGAAGGTGCAGAAGACCGGCTCCCCGTCTTCGTCGAAGCCGTTGCGGAACGTCCTCTTGCAAGTGTAGCCCTTGCCGTCGTATGCCCGCGTGGGAACCCAGATGTGTCCGCACCTTCGCTGCACGCCTTTCTCTTCCAGTATGCTGTTGAGCTCGGCTCCCGTCATGCCGAGTTCCGCGGCAATCTGGGAGATGCGGTAAATGCGCCTGTTCTCCCGCTCCCGGCGGCAGCGGTGCACCTTGTCGTAGAACTCCACCTTGTGGGCCTGTACCTCCAACGTGTCGAGCAGGCGGTCGTTCTCTTCCCGCAGCCGGATGCCTTCCGCGTAACCCTCACGCAGACGGTCCACGACACCCAGAACGAACCGCGGGTCGTCGGCGGCATGTTCCACGACTTCGGGTGTCACGCTCATGCCGTACCGCAGCAGTTCCCTGATGCGGTCGTTCACCCACAGGCGGAAATCGACACTCAACCATTGGGCGAAGTCGATGGCGACGTCCTCATGCATCCAGGTTCCTCCGCCATATTCTGGACTGCCTTTTGCCGTCATAACCAGCTTCTGCTCACAAATGTGGGATTTTCTCACAATTGCCCCGAGCAGCTCCACGGTGGAGGGCAGCCGCAAATAATCCACCGGTCTCTTCCCGAAATGCCGGGCCATCGCCGTGGCATTCACCATCACTACACCATCCTCCATGCGGAAGTTTACGGGGGTATTCCCGTACTCGAATACCTTCACCAACGCGTTGTCTCCTGTTCCTGAGTCTTTCATCTCTTCACTGATTTATGTCTTATACATAGCGTAGGAGACTTCCGTTACAAAGGTTTACCGTATCCGTGATTTTTTCGGACGGGGCTTCTATTCCTCATACTCTTCTCCTGCTCCGGTATCATTCCCGCCGTTTTCAGGTTCATCCACCTCCACCGATGGTCTGAACCCTGTCGCCGCGTCGTATGTCGGGTCGGGATGGTGTCCGTGCCCCGCCGTATCATGCTCCGGCGCATCGGCATGCTGCGTGAAGGGCGGCATCACGAGGTAACGCTCCACCCAGTTCCGGTATTTCCATGCCGACGTCTCGCGGAACCATACCTCGTAGTCTATCCAGTAGGCTTGCAGCATGTTGGTCGTCTGCGGCATATCGAAATAAGTGAGGTTGCACCGCTCGTTGAGCGCCGGCTCCCGGTCCTTGGCATCCTGTATGGCGGTGTTCAGGCGCTGGAAGACGATGAACGGGTCGCACTCGCGCTCCGGGTCGGAGTTGTTGAGCGTGTCGAGAATGAACCTTACACGCATTGTAGCACGTCCCTCGCCGATACGCTGTTGCTGCACCAGGTAGCGGACATTGACGAAGTGGATGAACACGGCAGGAAAGGCTGTCTCGTACTCCGTGTTCTCGTTACGGACAATGCGGGCGAACTGCCCGTTGTCTATGGCAATGGTCCTGAAGAACGCGGGAGACGACGGATCGTCCGGATTCTCCCGGATGGTCAGGATAGCCCGTCTTACCGCTTGATACATGTTCACGAAGGGGTTCTCCGCAACCTCTTCGGGTTCGGTCCCCACAGAAAATGTAGGTATATGCTCCGGTACGGCATCCTCCTTGGGAGGGTATTTGTCCTTTATCATTTGGGGAATCCTTCGAATATCATATCGACAAAATGCAAGGCGATATGGTCCTCTATCTTCGGGGAGAAACCGATGAACTGCCGGTGAACGGGCCGCCGCGACGAATACTGGTTTACGGTGTAAAGACCGAATTTCGGGTCTGTATTATGTACCGCCGCATAGTTCTTGTAACGGTCCGTCTTCCTGCCGCGTTTGCCTTTTTGAGGCACGCTCTGCTCTGTCGTGTATATCCAGTAATATGCGCCTTTACGGAAGATACGGGTATTGTTGCTCCGACGCCCGACGATATCGACCCGCTTGGCTTCCCCCTTTATGCCGGCGGCCAGCGCACCCGTGTCGTTCATCACCGGATGCGTGAACTTCCTGCCCCAGCGGGAGGTGCGCGGCGCCCATTTTTCTCCGCCGCAGAAACCGCCGGAAGAAAAGGATGCCTGAAACTGCCGCTTGGCATACTCCCCGGCAACAGTGGCAAAGTTGAAGGCGTTGTTCTCCAGCCGGCTGGCCATTGCAGTCGTCCATTTCCCGCTTACCCAATGGGCACAGAATTCATCGAGCGTTATCTTGGGCATAACCGAACTTTTCTTTTATACGTTTTATGATTTGTCGTATATATTCCGGCCGCTGCCGGGAAAAATAGGCATGCGCCGGAGAGAAGATCTTGCCGCCCGTTGCCAAACTTTCACGAAAGACCGGATCGACCTTTTCTATACATTTCTTGTAGGATAATGATGATTGTACCGATGCAAATCCATTCGCGACAAGGAAACAGCGGCAACCCCACTCGATGGGCGGGATCAGCTCCGGCGGGAATTCCGACTTGCGGTACGACAGTCCTTCGAGCGACAGGTGCCACGCCCGTACGCGTTCATCGCCCTGCGTCATATAGGTCACGACAGTTTCGGCGTCTATGATCAGCCACCACGCCGCCACCGATGCCGCGAACAGCACCTGTCCGTTTTCTTCGGCGGCATAAGTCAGGTTGTAGCGTTCGCACAGGGATTCATACGCGGCGATATCCTCCGTGTGCGGCTCGTCGGGCAGCTCTTCCAGCAGTGCGTACTCTTCAGCCGCGGCGAAATCCACGAGGTTGTCGATAGCGGCAACAAGGATGTCCCGTTGCTGACGCTCTCTCTCCGTAGTGAACTCGTTATGACCGCGCAGAATATCCAGTGCACGGTCGAAGTCCAGCCGCAATCCGGTCAAGGCCCTGTCTATAAGAAACGAGGCCCTCAGAGTGATGATATCCCCGATGATGTCCCTGCGCTCGGCCTCATTCTCCCAATTAAATATCAGCCGGCGGAACGCCTCCCGAATCACCTCATACTGCTTTTGCGTATCACTCTTTTCAGCCCCGACTGCCATGATGTCCGGGAGCGGAAGCCGGGCTGTCACTTCGCTCCCCGCAGAAAATTTGCGACCTTCACACCTCTCGGATGCCCGTAACGCCGGTAATACTCCTCGTCGGACATGATGTGCCGGTCGTTGCTGCTATCACCGACCGACACGCCTCCGGAGCCGCCGTAAACACCCTCCGGTATGACATTGAGCTGCCTGCCGACGTTGATGCCGAACTCCTTCTCGATCTCGTCGGCCGCCACCTCGTATTTGTCCGTGATGAGCGAGTAGAGCTTGATGCGGTCCTCGTTGCTCATCTCGATACGGTTGGAGTACCGGAACTCAAGTCCGGAGGGGACATAGCCCATGGCTACCAGCCGGGGAAGCACCTGTTCGTTCATCACGTTCTCGATGTAGCGGCGGTAAACCTCGATGCGGTCGCGGAAGATGTCCTGATGCGCCTTGGTAGAACCCACGTAGGATTGCATGCCGCCGGCCATCGACTCGCTTCCCAGCACGAGATTCGAGACCTCCTTGTTCACGAAATCGATAAGTCCGGTATAAATCTTCTCCGAGTTGGACATCGTGAAAGTCTTGATATCCACCTCGTCCTCAATGCCCGTTACGACCACTTTGTTCTGCGCGGCGTTGGCGATTTCGTTCGCCAGCCGTTTGCGGTCGGCGTTGCTCTCCGAGACGGTCTTGCCGTGGATGATGGGCTGCCCGTAAGTATGGCTGAAGTTCACGTAGTTGGCGACCGTGAATTTCTTTGCCAGAATGAGCGGTGTCGTAGCCGAGAAGAGTCCCAGATCCCCGGAATTGATGAGAATGTAGTTCCGCGCGTAGGTCGCATGCCGCAAATCCCAGTGTGGTTCCCAGATCCCCTGGCGTTTGAGAACGATACGTTGGTCGGCCAGCACATTGCGGCGCTCGATACTGTTCACCTCGGCTATCTTACCCGTTTTCGGGTCTATGTCAGGCATGATTTCCAGTAGCGTGTACCCGTAGAGCTTGGACTCCACGATGCCCTTGATGATCTTGTCGAACTGCGAACCCTGAATCTTCTGGGTCTGCGCCACGTCCTTGATGTACTTGCCCTTATCGTTCACACGGGCCAGCATGTAACGGTCCCCGAGAATCTGGCTTTCGAGGGTCTCGATGACGGCACGGATATGCGCGTCCTGCTGGATGCAGGCATCGTACAGATCGATGAGCCGCGCCCGGTCGTCGAGGATACATCCGAGCATCACATCCTGCCGCGAGGAGCGGTAGCGGTTGTCGCGCTCGATCTCGCGGACATATTCCTGTATGGTCTTCTTCGAGGTTCGGAAGATACTTTCCAGAAGAAAGCCGTTGAATGAATTATCGGATGTCGTCATTTGCCATTACTTTTACCTAAAGAGTAGCGGCATTTCCCGACGAAGGTTTTGCCATAAAAAAAATATATGGGACAGGCGGATTTTAGGGTTTGAAATTCAGACTGGAAAGTTGCATTCAAATATACAGATTTTACCTCCTTTTTGTGTGCTAATTCGCTAATAATCAACGTAAATAATTTAGTCTAAATCTGAAAATATATGCCACTTTACTACTATCTTTATAACTGGAATATATATATTTGCATTCAATTTTTAACAACTTGCAATATGGAAGAGAACAGAAAATGAAAAACGTTTCGATTCCTTGCCGGCTGGTCCGGTACAAGGAATTTCCCGACCTGCTTTTCGGAACATCGCCGGACGGAGGCGGACCGTACTATTTCGATGCCACGCATTTCATCCTCAGCCGGGGTGACGGGCGGCGGCACAATGTCCGGGAGTTCCGTGTCGCTTTCCACCATTGGATCGCGGCACTCTCCGGAATATACGGAATAGACACGGAAAACCTTGTCGTCCGCGATGAAGCGTCGGGGCACTTGTTAATTGATGAATGTCTGGCTCTGCTGTTCGTCGTCTACATCGACCCCGCTTTCGGTGCCTACATGCTCGAACGCCTCTCGGAGATGCTGCTCGACGGCCTATCTGTTTCGGACACGTGGCTGGCAAAAGCTGCCAGCCTTAGATTTACGCGCGAGGAATTAACTGAAATTTTTAAGAATTATGAGACGAAGCAATTTTAAGCGGCCGAAGACGGTACTCGTCTTCAACGGGGCACAGGTCCTCGTCGCTGTCATTCGCTCGCTCCATAGCGCGGCGGAACTGACGAAAGGTAACTTACAGGCAATCTCATTCTGCTGTACGGGCAAGTATGTCTGCAGCGGCGGGCTGTATTTCCGGCACCTGCACCCGAATGTCGAGGTGGGGCTGGACGATCTCGACAACCTGCAGCTGCAGGAGTACGACGCACTGTGCGGGGAGAAACGTACTTACTACTCGGTACGGCAGATGGCGCACAAACGGGAGGCGCGTGAGAAGAAGAAAAACGATAATGAACAAGAAAAGAGATGAATATGAAGGAAAACAGAAATGTACCGTTCCGTGACACGACCATCCGTGTGGCGCGGAACCATGACGGGATGCTGCACATCTCGGCGGATGACGTGTGCGGCATCCTCAAACGGGATGAACTGGTCAAGAAAGGTGGCATTGCGGAGATATGCCCGTCGGCCATCCGTATGCCGCTGCGCAAGGGCGGACGTGAGCTGTGGGTATTCCGCCCCTCCGATATGAGACGGCTCCTGCAGGCTGTACGGAAGGAGAGTATTTTACCCCGCTATCTGTTCGATGACCTGGAGGCTTGGGGCAACCAGCTGTTCGAACTGGAGGCCGGGAACCTGCATTCGCAGCGATCGGTGGACAGCGTCTGTCATTTCGCGGAGGATTTTCCCGTGACATTCCGCCGTATCGGCGACAAACTGATGGTCAATGCCACGCAGATCACGATGCATTACGGCAAGATTCCGTCCGAGTGGCTCCGCATAGCCGCCACCGACCACCTGCGGCGCGAGCTGGCACGCACCGGACAGACGGACCGTTACGAGTTCCAGCTTTTCACCACAAGGGGACGGGGCAACGGTGCCACGTGGATAGAGTCGCCGCTGCTCGTACCGCTGGCACGCTGGATAGCACCCGATACGGGATTGGTTGAATGGTGCGAGGAAAAAATCGGAATATTGACGACCGGACACGCCCGCCGTAAAGCATCGCATGGCGAAGCCGTGCATGCCGAGCTGCCGTGCTTGACCCGTCCGGTTCCGACAGACATGGACGGCGCCCTTTCACAGATCGACGAACTGCGCGGCGTGGTACGGGAATTTGCCCCCAAAGCCGCCTTTTATGACGAGTTCGTCGAAAACCGAGAATGGTTCAAGAGTACGCGCATCGCCGACGAACTCAACACCACGCCACGCGACCTGCACCGCTTTCTTCAGGAGGAGGGTGTCTGCATGTACAGCAAGCAGCAGTGGGTCGTGCTGGCCGCCTACCGCTCCTGGCAATGCGATGTCCCTTATACGTGGGAGAACGACCGGGGCGAGGTCTTCACCTTCGGCTCCCGAAAACGCTGGACTCCGGTCGGCCGCGAATGTATCATCGAACTGTGGAGGGAAAGACACCCTGAATACCGTTGAGTATGGAGACAGCTTTACAACGCATAATCCGAAAAACAGGGCGCAAGGCGGTGGAGTGCCGGTGCGCCGCATGCAGGGCGCAATGCCGCACGCCATGCCTCGGTACGCCCGAGGATATCCTGCGCATTCTGAAAGCCGGCTACAAAGAAAGGCTCTCGCCCACACTGTGGGGCGTGGGACTGGTGCTGGGGCGTCTCCCGTACGCGGTGCCGATGGTTCAGGCCCGGCAGGCGGACGGGTATTGCACCTTTTTCCGGAACGGGCTGTGCGAGCTGCATGACGCCGGTCTGAAACCGACAGAAGGCAGGCTTTCGTACCACACCATCACCAGAGAGAACTTCAAGTTCGGACACTCGCTCTCATGGAACGTCGCCCGGGAGTGGCTGGACAAAAGGAACGCAGCGTTTATCGATGAGATTGTCCGTCTGATGGCGGAATAAGAAAGGAGCCGGAGGGCAAATGCATTATAATAGTATTAACCCGTTAGTTCCTCGCAGACCGTTTGCCTTCCGACTCTGTCTTAATTCATACTGGTTGCAAACAATTCGTACCAGGTGGCGCTAACCTTTTCCAAAGAACCATTTGATAGAGACAGTATGAAATTGAAGAAAAGAATGACTTTCGACGAGATGGCAGCGCATCTGGTCGAGAACACGGGCAAGGTGGCGAACCGGGTAACCGTGGGACGCTATGCCAAGAAACTGGGGTACACCGTCTACAAACCGATGATCAACCGGAAAATCCGGCATTGCTATCTCAACGAGGCGATACGGGAAGAGACGGAGGATGTCAAACAAGAAAATGCAAAGGAGGAGAAAAAATGAAAAAGGAACAGGCTTACTTCTATCAGGTCTACAAGGGCCTTACCATAGGATTCGGCATGTATGAAGCCATCTTCATGGCGTATATGGCCGATCTTGCCGAACGCAGGAATCGGGGTTATGTCACTGTCTACGGACTGAAAAAACATTTGGAGGCAACAGGTATGGGACGGCGCATATTCGAGCGTTGCGTGAGCAAGACAACCCGTATGGGACTGCTGGAAAGAGTACCCGTCGACAGCAAGTACGACTACGTCTGGGATATGGCGGCATATCGCAAACTGGTCGGGATCGTTTCGGGCACGAACGATTTCGTAAGGTTGCATGCGTTCTGCGACGAAATGTTCGAAAAGCGGGGACTGCAGGTGATGTCCGTAACCGATGACGAGATTCGCAGGTTGAAGGAGGGGCGGTAACCACCCGAGACAGGATAAGAAAAGCCACTGACTACTCAGTGGCTTTTTATTTCGCAGTAATAAGCAAATTTGAAAGCTGCATATTCTGGTAAAGTTGATTGATCACTCTCAGGCAAGCCCGTTCACCGCTTTTCAGTAAGTTTCGACCGTGAAATACACCTTGCCGCGTACAATTGTGCAGAAAACGTGTACGGATGTACAAACAGCCTGTCCACAGGCTTGTACAAAAATACAAGTAATATAAGAACTATAGTATAAAGATCATAAAACAGAACTATTATGTACTTTTTTCTTTGGCAGCAAAGAAAAAAGATACCAAAAAAGAAACAAGCATAGCGGACGGCATGCGCCGTCCGTCGAAGTTTTCGTTTATCTGGGAAAGATGACACTCATGTTGCTCGAAACAACTACACCACAAACACCTTTCTTCCCAGAAATTAAAAAAGAAGCCTCATTATTTCCTTTTACAACCTCTGCCCATACCGCTTTTGCCGATATCCCGGATTTCTGCTGCCGCTTTGTGCCGCATGCGTAAGATCGACGTGAGGCATTCCAGCACGCTCTCTGCCGCCTCGCGCGTGGCGAAATAATTCCCCGCCGCCATACGCTTGCGGTCTCTGGGCTTATAGGCATCCCGGACTTCGCAGATCTCGAAGAACTCGTTCAGGTAGTAGTATACCTGTTCCCGCAGCAGGCGGCTCCCCGCTATCTCCACGCTGCGCAGATGTCCGTTCCAGATGACCCCCTCGGCGGCAAGCGCCCGGTCCAGCTTCATGCGGGCCGTGGAGCCGACGGGCTGAATCTGAACGTCGGAGGCGGCACCGGCCATCTCATGTGCCGAATACAAGGGGCGTTCCCCGGGGCGCATCATGCAGTACATGACCACACGCCCCTCGGCGTCTATCTTCCTGAAAACGCCGATGACGACCTCCTCGCCAAGCGTGCTGAGCTGCACGCGTGCACCCTCCTGCGGCACATAGTCATTCCTCCGCAGACGGCAACGGCGCATGTCCCACAGCAGGCGGTGCTCGTTCAACAGGCGTTGTAGCTCTCTTTTCTCTGCCGATACGGCCGGACGGCAGTCTTTCAGAAGCATCACCACCTCTTCATCGCACAACGTCCCCTCTGCGGTACGCCGCACCGGTACGGCCGCACAACCGTCTGCAATATTGCCCACGACACCGATCTCCGATGTCATGCGGTTTACAATGGCTCCGCCCTTCCGGATCTTATCGTGCAAAGGTGTATCTGCCTTACAGGATTCTGTCTGTTTCTCTATTTTTGATTCCATATCGGGTTTCCCGCTCCTCATATAGTATGTATATAAACGGGATGATTCCACAAATATATATATTATTCATCAAAGAACCGGGCATGCGGCAACCAAAACTCCGGTTTTTAATATAAATAAGCAAAAACCGCGCAAATAAGTCAGATATTGCCTATGTATAAATAGCCTGTATATTGGATAGTACGCTAAGATACAGATTTATGTATCATCGGCATAATCTGACCTCATTACACTACGTCCTGATACACAGCCGCACACCGCAAAAACAGTCATCTGAGATCGCATTGCTTTCCGGATTGTGGAACCGTACCGGAAATCTGTATATAAATGCCCGCATGAAAGCGCCCCTCGAAAATAGGGGGCCGGGGAAAACGGTGGAAAGTCTGTATATATCCGAAAACCGTCAGACGCAGGCAGGACAAGAGAATAACCGACAAGACAGACCTGTAACCCCATATATATTTCGCCTCCCGCTTACAGTTTCAAGGCCGGAAGGACATTCTGAGCCGTTTTCAGAAGTCGGACTTGGAAAAACGGCCCGAGGACAGAGACCGAATCCGCACCGGCGAGGACACCCTTCCCAATCTTTTTAATTTTATTACATCATTGAATATCAATATATTATAATGTTTACTTTGTATAAAAGTAAACCTAAAACGGTATTTCGTCGTGTCTATACTTACAAATTGGAAGCAAAAAATATGTTTTTCCGTAAAACGCACTTTTATACTATTACATTACGATATAAAACACTATAAAACAGTTATTTATAAAAACTTTCACTTTGTTATATTCGTTGAAACGGGCTTTTTTCGATTTTTGCAAAAGAAAAAATTTTTTCGTCTTTTTGTAAATTACTATAAATCAATTATTTATAAACCTACCTCGCGCGCGGGCGTACCATATTTGGAAAATCGAGTTTTTAAGAGCGACACAAAAATTTTTTTGCTGAAAATTTTGGAGATTGGAAAAACGGTTTTATAATGCAGTGTACTCGAAAGCCAAACAAACGGCAACCAAGTACGGAGAAAAACGAATGAAAAAATAAACAGTAAAAAACAGATTTAAGAAACAGAAAAGACAGACCGCCGAGAGCGAGAAACAAAAAGCCCTTTTTGTGGGAAACCTATTTTTGAGGCTTGGAAAATCAAAAATTCGTCCGTGCGTTTCGGAACGCTTAAATAGGGTGTTAAATAACCACACCGAGCGGAACTACAAACCAATGTAGCAAGTCGGAACGGCTAAAAACGTGTTTTTAGACCGCATACGCAAAGCACGCAAATTTGGGAGTGCGAGAGTCGTATGGAAAAGAGAGGCGATAGAATAATGCCATAAATGCGCCCTTGTGCGCTCGGAGATAAAAATCGCTATGCGGTAAAAACTATCCGCACGGAAACTTGAGAAAAGTGTATGCCAATGTTATGCACATAATCACCAGCCGTAACCGCTCGCAAGTTTGCTGCCGAACTGGAAAAGGTTCGGGACGTGCCAGAGAAACGCCCTGCCGAAATTGGAGTACGCAGGCGCAGAGCCAAGACACGGGAGAGCAGAAAGTGTGCAAAATCACGATATGCCATAATTACGCTCATTCGGATAGCCTGCTATGGGGTACGTTATAAGGTGCGACAAAGTTACGAAAAAATTTGCCGTGCAGGGTGAAATGCACGGCGAATTTTGGGTACGTGGCAGGAAATGCCACACTTTGCGCTACGGTGCAGAGTTCGGGGTTCGATTCCCCGAGTGCCCGCAATGCGTGATTTTGCGCAGTAATTGTTTAATTCAAATCATTATGGCAACTTCTAAATTGAACAAGGAACAGTATGCAAACCTCAGTGCGTTTGCAGGTATCATGTTGGTTTACAACTCTACCAACAAGGACGGTGAACTCGTGCAGACGGCACAGCACTTTTTCGGTGCGGACTTCGAGCCTGCCGACAAGTCGGACGACGAGATTTTCCGTGTGCTTAAAAACATGACCGCAACTATTTGGCACACCATTGCGGAGGAGAAGAAACTGCGTGCCGATGCCGACGGTATCCGCTCGAAATTCCGTGCGACAACTCCGGCGGAAATCATCATCTGCGACAAGTCGAACAACCGTATCAAGCACTACGACCTGACGGACAGCGTGTGGGCGCGTATCGGTCTTGTGCCGACCAAAGTAGACCTCGAGAAGTCTAACCGTGACTTTGCCAAGACAATCCACGCGGCGGCAAAGGCAATCCGCAACGCGATGAACTTCGCCCCGAACCTCGCCAGCCTCGAGAAAGCCGAAAAGACCGCCAAGAAAAACGGCGGCAAGGCAACGGGCAAGGCTGAAGGCGAGGCAACGGCGTCCGCTATGCCGGAAACGGTAAAAGAGGCGGCATAACGCCACGAACAACGTAAACAATCTGCCGGAGACGGGCGGACACACGCAGGCATAGTGCCGTAAAACGGTCTCATTGCCTGTCTTTTTCGTATCTGCCGACGAAGGGCGCATATACGGTGTATGCCGGAAATGCGCCCTTCCGTTTCGGGCGAATGACTTGGTAACGTGATTGGCGAAAAGAAAATTCCGGCGGGAAATGCTGCCGGAGGTGTGCCCGTGCAGGACGCGGAGTACACCGCAGACGACCTGAAGACCGCTTTGGAAGAGTCCGAGCGTTCGCTGCATGAGGCTGTATTCATTGCCCGCAAAGTGTGGGAAAAGGACAGCGATGCCGTGAAGTTCGACATCGACGACCTCGTGCAGATAGAATCGGCATTGCAGGAGATCTGCAACATCACCGCAGGAATAGACTGCGGAGACGACGGCGAGTAACGATGTAATGCGCACACGGGCTGCATAAACTGCGGGGCGTGTGCGCACTTTCTTTCGGGCATTGATATACACTGTGTCAGGATTGTACCCTGAAATGCCCTCACTTTTCTAAAATTCCCTCCGATATGACTTCCTTGCGCCGTGAGGCGTTGTGCCCACCTTGTACATAACACGGTTAAGCACGGCTTGGCGTTCAGCGGAACCGCCTGCCGTGCTTCCGCTGTTATCCCGTGCAGGGAAGCGGAGAACGAATGTGCCAACAATAAAACAGAATAAATATGATCGAAGTGTTTGACGCAAAACGTACCCGCAGTTACGGGTGCTTTGCCAGTTTCAAGGCTGCCACCGATACGCTTGACAGCCTCGCCGCAACGGGACAACTCGGAAGAGTCCCCGCTGTCAGTGTGGCGGCGTATCATGGCGGCGTGTTGCAGCGGGAATATGAAGCCGTGTCTGTCGGCGGGAAATGGCGTGTGTCGAAATCCCCGAAAAGGCGGATGCCGGAGCCGAAACCTACCCGTGGGAGACGCCGGCGGAGATGGTGCAAGGAGTACGCCACGGCGGAGTTGATGTTCCGCGAGGGATTCCCCGACCACCTGAACCGCAGTTACCCGCTGTCTGCGGACAGCCTGAAACGGTGCAACCGGAAATGCAGAGTCTATATGTAATTTCCAAAACGGGGTTCCCAAACTCAGGTACATCTATGCCGGATAGAGTCTTGGAGAAATCCATGCAAAATAATACGAACTAATAACAACTATGGGGGCGGAATGCCCCTATGCTTTTATAAACAGGAGCCGAAGTATGGCAAAAATAACGGATAAACAGATCGATACCATCAATGCGATGTGCCGGAACGGATTCCGTTTCGACAGGCACGATTTCGCGGTATTCGGAGAAAAAAGACTCTCTAAGACAATCACGCTCGTGGAGGACGAGATGACTGTGCAGGTCAAAATCAACTGGCAGGAGGAGATCGTCGAACGCACGAACGGTTACGGTTGCACCGTGCCGACCTTCACGGGCAACGTGATTCCGCAACTGCACTGCGCTGTATGGCACAAAACAGCCGGTGCAAATTGTTGGCACAGTTACGGGCTGGGGGAATTCCGCACGTTCCCGGACCGGGTCTCCCCTAAGCGTCAGATGAGCAGGCTGTGCGAACTGACGGAACTGCTCACTGACGACCTGATATGCGAGATGCTGCCGGAAAAAAAGCGGGAAATGTTCCAGCAGAAAACCACCCGGAATAATCAAACGAAAATATAATCGATTATGAGTCATTTTACAGTAATGGTCATCGGCGATGACCCCGAGGGGCAATTGGCCCCTTTCGATGAGAACGAATCCGTGGAGGAGTATTGTACCGGCGAGGTGTCGGAGGAAGATAAGCAGCGGATGCTGGATTTCTACAAGAAGGAACACAAGTCCCGTATCCGCAGTTTCGACAGCTGCTACAAGCGTTACGGCGAAGACTGGAACGGCAACCGCTGGCGCAAGGGCGAGGACGGCATCTGGCGTGAGTTTTCGACCTACAATCCAAATTCCAAGTGGGACTGGTACGCGCTGGGCGGACGTTGGAGCGGTGCCTATATCCGCCTCAAAGAGGGCGCGGCAAGCGGTATCAAGGGCGAGCCGGGCGTGTTCGACAACGAGCCGGGCTGGGATGCCGCACGCAAAGGCGACATCGACTTCGAGGCGATACGCCATAACGGAGAAGAACGCGGGCGCCGATGCTACAGGGAGGTTGCCGCGAAATGTGGCGGCACGATACCACGCCCTGAGATTATGTGGGACACGCTGCTGCATGACAAGAGATATGCTGATCTATCCATCGAGGAGAAACGGACGATGTATCACGCGCAGGAAGCCATCAAAATCTGGGATGCCGCGGGGTTCGACGCTCCCATCGTCGGACCTAAGATCGAGGATTTCCAGTGTACTGAGGACGAGTATGCCGCACGACGCGCCAACAGGGCATTCGTGCCGTATGCAGTAATCCAAGACTGTGAGTGGTATGCCCGCGGTGAGATGGGCTGGTGGGGTGTCACGACCAACGAATGTTCCGAAGACGAGTGGAATGCCAAGGTTTGGAAAATAGTGAATGCCCTGCCGGACGACACGTTGATCTCTTTTTATGACTGCCATATCTAACTGATTACCCAAGAAAATATGAACGAGAAAGAAATGGAAGACAAACTCTTCGAAGGCATAAACGCCCAAATAGCGGCCTATGGCTATGCCATTGTCATCTGCTGCCCTGAACAGAATGTGGACACTCCCTCGGTGGAAAACCCGTTCCGTCTGGTTTATCCCTGTAATACTCGCTCCTCCCTGAAAGTAAAAATCGAGAGGGCAGGGTTTCATGTCAGCGACGCCCGTCACGAACGCCGCGGCTACATCCTCGGTCTGCGGGTAAAAATGTATTGACGGTTATGGGAGAGAGACATAAAATCAACGAGGTAAAAGGTGTCATCGTCAGCCGTACCCTGCTCGACGAGTACGGGTACGACGGCGATATGCCCACCGACGAACAGATGCAGGCCATCGGTGACGGGCTGCTTGAATATTGGGGCGTCAGCGACGGTTTCAAGGATGCCCTCGCCAGTACGATGGAGAACATGTTCGGGGTAAAAGCAAAAGATTAGCCTATGGAAACGAAGAAACTCACCACCCACTAGCGCGGCATCATCCTGCGCGGTATCTGCGGCGGTGTCGCGCTGAAAGGCAAGTCGCCGCAAATTTCTGAAAACAATACCGTCATCACCTGTGCCGGAGAGCTGGAGATTTGGGACATCTGCTGCATCAGCAGCGATGCCGAAGCCTTCGGACTGAAAGCAGCATTCGGTTATGACGGGTACACGAGAATCACTTTCACCCCCAAAGAATAACCGGTATGAAATCATATTACTATTTGGACTACCTGCACCGTGAAATCTTTCTCGAAGAGGAGGATATTCAGGCTGTGCCGGAATCAGGCAGGGCGGACGAAGCCTGTTCTGCCATTGCCGAAAAACCGTATGTCATGGAGCAGTTCATGGCGGACTCTTTTCAGGTACTCAAAGACGCGGTCAGCCACCTGTGCGATTCCCCCGAGATAAAAAGCCGCCACGATGCGTTGATGTATATCGTATGGATGGCGGCGTTGGACATCAAGGAGCAGCGAACCCTACGTCATGGCGAAGCCACCGTCAAGGTAACCCGTGAGGACGGGTTCGTGTGGCTGCTTGTGCCGGCGGAAAAAGCCCGAAAGTTATGGGCTGCAGATGTCTTTACCCTGTACAGGCTTTATGACGACGACTCGGAATCCATGATCGAAAACGAAACGGATTTGGAATCGACCATCGAGGGCGGATACCGAATAGGCATCGAGGTGGGGTTCGCCTCCGTAATGGACCATGCCGCCCAGCTGAAACAACGATAAAAATCAAAAACAATCAAATAATAATTAAGAAGAAGGTATGAAAACAACTCTTTTGACACGGGAGAATGCCCACCGTGTGACCATGGTGCGGCGTGTAGACGCCCCGGAAAGCGAACCGGTGGCGTTTCATTTCAAGGGAAAGCGATACGGCTATCGCAGCTATGCCCATCTTATCGGCGATCCGGACAAGGGAGAGATTCTCTCTCCGGCAGATTTCAAGGACTGGGAAGTTGTTGCGGTGGCGCACCCGGGCTATCTGGAAGAATATTTCAAACAGGCGTGCAGTTCCTACAACCTCTCCTCTTTCTCACCCGACGAGCGGGGCGAATCGGACATCGCCTCGCACGAAAAGGAACTGCACGAGGATTTGCAGTCTATGCCTGAGGAGCAACGAGAACGTTACACGGAGAACTACAAACGTTATTTCTCGGCGATCATCGCCGCCAACAGCCGTTGCGCCAGTGCGATGATTACGGGACCTGCAAGGTTCAATACCGCCCGTAATGAAAAGGCTTGCAACAGCCTCAATAAGAGCGTTGCTGCATTCCGTGAGTGGCGCGAGCGTGCCCTCGATTCGATACGCAAAGCCGCCGAAGCCGCCAAGCCCGAGGAGCAGCGCGTCGAAGAAGAGTGGCAGAAGGTCAAAGCCACCATCGACGATACGGCTGCCACCATCTGCGGCATCGACTCGGGAACCGTACGCGGTTACAGCCGTGCGCTGTTTGTCAGCAACCTCGCCGGGCGGCTCTCCACGTATGTCAATCACGGAAATGTGGAGATTATCGACCACGCCATCGCCCGTATCCGTGAATGGAACGGCAAGGCCAAGAAACCTGTCGTCACGGAGCGACACTCCATCTTCAAATTCCCCGAGCTTACCCGCAAGGTGCGTGAGAAGCAGCAAGAACGGGCGAACCGCGGAAACCGCGAGGTTCCGTTTGAGAGCGGAAAGGTAGTCTACAACTTCGAGGAGGACCGTCTGCAAATCCTTTTCGACAAGATCCCCGATACCGAAATGCGCACGACCTTGAAGCGTAACGCATTCAAATGGTCCCCGCGCAATCAGGCATGGCAGCGCCAGCTCACGGTGAACGCCGTAAGGGCGGCGGAAGTAGTGCTGAACATCAACCTCCAGACAGCGTGAAACCATGAAATACATCATCGATTCACGTTACTTCGACGGTGCATGCCTCACGTCAATGTCGGACAATCTGCACAGCGATTACGGCGGTGAGACGCTGGAAGAGCTGCGCGAAAGGGAGCGGAACCCGCACCTGACCACCGTGTCGCCCGAGCGCATGGCACTGCTCGTGAGACGCTATGCCCGCTCGCTCTGCAAACCTTTCAGGGAAATCACGGAGGAGCGTTATTATGACCTGCTCGACTGCCTGCCCCCGGCACGTATGGGCAGCGGGTGGTTCTTCGTCGGGGAACCTTACTATGGCGACCTGTACCCGTTCTGCTTTCGCTCGGGCGGCAGGTTCTTCATGGCGGAGCGTTCCATACGCCTTACCGGCGAGGAACTCCTCCGTCAGATTCAGGATCACACGGCAAAAGCAAATCGCCGTCCCGCCCTTGTCAAAGACACACCAGAGGTGCGCTACATGGCATGGTACCGGTCGGACGTAACATACGTCCCGTACTCGTTCATAGTGGACGGGAAAAAGCGGTTCTTCCGGAGCCTCACCACACGAACGGGGTCCGAATCTGACGACCGCCGGAACCGGGACGAGATGGCTGCCCTGCTGCGCAACCTGCGTGGGAACCATTACGAATACTGCGCTTTCTACTCCCCAAAGAAGGACATCTTCGAGTTCTTCGACTGGCTGCGGCAGAACAAATACACACTGGAAATTCAAGGTGCACTGTTCAGCTTTGCCCCGAACCGCTCCTTCGTAGACTTTCACGGCAATGTGTGCGAGTATTCGGCTGCGTTCCATTATCGCGTCTATTCACGCGAGCTTTTCATGCATATCATCAACCAACTGCGCACCGTGAGGCGATGTCACGCTTGGTGCAGGGAAGAACAAGGGAAATAATGGATACGCTCGATAAACTGCGCATCATCGAAAGTGATGCCGTACCCAAGGAGGGTGCGAAAATAGAAACCCTCGGCACCTCCATCAAAATCACACACTCCTGCGGCTGCGTACTGGTGGAGCACTTCGCCTGCGGCACCCCGACGACAGTGCGCAAGGAGGAAAGCCCGGAGATATACGAACGGCTCCTTGTCGAAAGAAAATATCATATCGAACTCTGTAAAGAACATAAGTATGACAATGGCACAAATCATCAGAACGGACGGGACACGCCGGGAAATATGCCCCGCTAACGGCACCGACTTCACGCTCGAAGAGATGCAGTCGATAGTCGGCGGATACATCGAGCAGGTTGAACTGGACGAAGAGACGACGATGGTCGTAAACGAGGAGGGAAAACTTATGATGTTGCCCTTCAACCTTGAAGCGAGCAGGTTGTTCTGCTCCTACCATCCGGAATTGGGGGATTTCATCGTCGGGAATGTACTTGTATGCAACAACAATCAAATCAGATAAAATGGACAAAGAAAAAACAAAAGCGCTCAGCGAAACGCTCGAACGCTGCAAAGAACTGCAAGAGAATAACAATGTGAACCTGATCGAGTTTCATACCGCCGACGGGCAGAAGCACGGTATCGGCAATGCCGCCGCCATCAAGTTGCTGCTCTCGGTGGCCGTCATCGAACTGGAACGCCAGCTCCGGACCGCACAGTTCGGCGATGTTCCCCCGCAACTGGAACAGAGCCGCGAGTACAAAGCAGCCAAGCAGCTGGAATACGCCATGAACGACTTCGGTTTCAAACCCGAACGTTTCACCGAGGCTCTGCCTTTCTTCCACAAGACTTTGGAACAGACCTTTTTCAGAACCGTAAAAGCCTGCATTCTTGCCATGGCAGGGCGAGATTCGCGCTGCATCGACGACCGCAACTTTGCTTCATACGAGATGTGTCAAATGCTGGCTCCTATGCTGGAAGATACCCGTCTGCCCTTTATCTGAACAGGTAATCTTACGGACAATAAAAATCAAGACGAATGAGCAAATATGATTACATAAGATTCGGCGGTTTTGTCCTGTGGGCGGACGAGAGCACGGACACGTTCCGGAAAATGAAGGTCTGCCTGCCGGTAAAGGAGCCTGTCGAAGATGATACGGGCATAGAACTGATTCCCACGGACGAGGACAACCCGGAAGAAATAGCAGCCTCTTATCCCGTCAGGGCGGCGGAACTGGTTCCCTGGCTGGATTCGTTTCAGGAGGGATACTGGAAAGCCCTGATGTCGGCGCAGGCAAACGGCGCAGGCACGGAGGTATTGCTGTCTATGCTCAAAGAAACCGGGCTCTGCCTGATGGAATGTATCTCCCTGATGCTACGCAGCAATGCCTGCAAAATGTTCCCTGTACTGTGTCAGTTATTCCCGCAAGTGGAGGAAATGTTCGAGATCGTCACGTGGGACGACAAGGAATATTTCGCCCGGGAACTGACGCTGTTCCGTGGTACGAACGATGAGTACAACACGTTGGTTTCCGTAACGAGCCTGCAAGATGTGCTGATCGGTAAAGACGGGGTACCCGTTTCGGACGAGGCGGAAGCCATGGACTGGAGAATCTGCTACTACTGCACGGACGAGGAGTTCCTGCTGCCGGAAGAGCGGCTTGTCGCCCTTGCGGAAGACGCGTAAGAGCTCATCATGTACAAACAATAACAATAGAAGAAATGAAGAAAAGCAAAAACAGACAGCAAGACACACCCATCACCGACACCTTCAAAGGATTGCTGCTTATGTCGATGGGTGTTCCCGTAGGGAATATACGCCCCTACCGTTTGAAGTCGGCACCCTCCTGCTTCGGTGGCTTCGAGCGTATGACCGTCGCAGCAGCGCGGGCATTGGGAGTGGATATCCCGAAGACGGAGAAAGAGAACGACGAGGTTTACATACGCCAGCTGGCTCCCTCCGTCTTCCGCGAATGGATGCCCGTCTGGATGTTCGAGGCGACTTTCGAGCCGGTTCCCGAGCAGAAGCGCGATGACCGCATCCGAACACTTGCGGAAGAGATGAACAGCCACCACGTGGCGGAGAAGGCCCTGAACGAAAGATGTTACGCCCTGTCCGCGGAACTGCTTTCCGAGTGTGGCGGCGACCTCCGCGTCGGAGCCGATGATGAATCGGAATCCCATGTCTGCATCCATGTCGAGGACTGTGACCCTGTGGAACTGGTCATCAGGGAAGTATCTCTCTGGGACGACGGAAAAATCACGGTCAAGGGACACAGTTACTACACCGGCGAGGAGTACGAGCAGGTATGCGAAGTCGAATCCGGCATGGATATCCTGAACTTCATCCTCTCTCAAAAAAGTTATGGGCGCCATGAATGAAAAAGACAGGATATTACAGATGTTCTTCGACATCGGCCGGTGGACAAAAGCCATCGAGAAAGGTGTCGGCAAGGATATCCGCAAGGACCAGCTTATCCGGCTCTCGGAGGAACGTACCCGGCTGGCAATGGCCGATGCCATGCGCCGCGGCAGATACGAGATTTCCCCGCCCCACGCGGCGCGGATTCCCAAGGAGAACGGCGAGTTCCGCACGGTATACGTGAACGAGCCGATGGACCGCGTGGTGCTGAGCATCGCCAACGACCTCCTGTTCGAGCTAATGCCGGAGATGCTGCACCCCGCGTGCAAGTCCTACCAGACGGGTATCGGGTGCGGCAGGGTCGTTACGGAAGTCAGCCGCCGGATGACAGAATCAGGCGGGGACGGCTGTCTGGGCTGGAAGTCCGACCTTTCCAAATACTTCGACAGCGTTCCGATACGATTCATCGACGAGGCGTTCGACAAGGTGGAGGCCCGGCACGGTCACTCCGCCCTGATAGACGTACTCAGGAAGTATTACCACTCGGACATCTATTTCGATGAGGACAACAGGCTGCAAAGCACGTATCAGTCCTTGAAACAGGGTTGCGCCGTGGCAAGCTGGCTGGCTGATGTGCTGCTGTACGACCTCGATGAGGAACTCTCGCAAATGAACGGCTACTATGTCCGCTACTCGGATGACATGCTCTTTATCGGCGGGGATTACGAAAAGGCGATGGACACGCTCCAAAGGCGTCTGGCGGAGAAATCCATGAGTCTCAATCCCAAGAAAGTGGAATATCTGACAGCCGATGTCTGGTTCAAGTTTTTGGGGTTCAGCATCAAGGGCGGCATGATCTCGCTCTCGTCGTCCCGCATCAAGACTTTTCAGCACGAGATCGAGCGGCGTACGGTCCGCAGCAGGGATACGACCCTGACAAAAGCCGTGAATGCCGTGAACCGCTACCTGTACAAGGGAGAGTTCTGCTGGGCGACGCAGGTATTGCCGGTCTGCAATGTGAAGAGCGACCTCGACGAGTTGAACAAGTTCGTGATGGACTGCCTCCGAGCCGTAAGCACAGGCAGGCGGAAAGTGGGTGGACTGGGATATGTGAAGACGAAGAGCGACGGTTGTATCGTCCGGGGACGGGGACGTCACGTGAAGACCAACCGCACCAAGACGGGACATGACATTCCGGGCTACCTGACCATCGGCTGTATGCGCAACGCCCTTCTGACCAGCCGGGCGGCTTACGACACATTGGCTGCATCGCTGTAGACCATACGCCGGGCATACGGCGGACGGACGTGCGGGGCAGGATTTCAATGTTACAGGTCCGCATACCAGAACCATCGTGTATTCACCGGTCTATCAACCGGTGGATACCATCCTGTTCTGGTTCGTACCTGTAAATATCGGATGGATAAAGGAATGTGCCGCCTGTCCGGCACCCGTCACGGAGCACACCGGGAAAGTTCGAGAAATAGATTTGAGCACCCCGCGTATCAGACATCTTCTTTCCGAGTCTGAAGGCGACGGACCATCGCCTTCGGACTCCGGCAGAAGACGCACACGCGGGCAACATCGGAAACATAAAGCCATGTGCCGGTATTATAAGAACTTTCATTTTTTCTTTCAGCACAGAAACATGGTTCGAGAGATTACGTTCAGCGTCCCGTGTCTGATAAGCCTCCGTCGCATCAATGCATCCCTAACGGGATTCTGTGATGCCACCGAGGCTTCCACGCGGGAGACATCGGAAAAGTAAAGCCATGTGCCGGTATATTTTGAGAGCCATGCCCAGCACGGGTGGAACGGTCAAGGTCAGGATTTCAACGGTGCAGCTCTATAACTGCGGCCAGTTCCGCGCCTCCGGGCTATCACCCGGACGAGCGTCACGGGCCAGCAGCAAGAGCTGCTCGCATCAGACGGTTAAAGCCATGTGCCGGCCTGAATGAGACCGCCGACAACAACGGTAGCGCAACCGGGTATTGCACGGGGAACCGCGTTCAACCTACAGTGTGCATACGGTATCTTGAGCCTGGGACACTCCCAGCTTCAGGATACCGACACACTGTATTCATCGAGACGATATAGCCATGCGCCATCGGTTTGAGTGCAAATCATTTGAAACCTAATAGTGAATATGAATAGCATATACGAAGAAACCCTCCGCGCTGTTGAGAACGGTGCGGGCTTCAAGGTGGACTTCCGTCGCCGGAACCTGAAAATCGACGGCCGGTACGTCATCGAGAACGGCCGGTATGAAGGGGAACTGGGGGTACCGCCTTCGTCGGAGGACGAGTTCTTCTCGAACGTGGAAGAGTTGTACTGCCGCTACAAGCACTCCGTACCCTCGGAGCGCAGCGAGGGCAAGTCCCGCCGGTATTTCAGAGCCATGCCGGAAAAAGACCTCGATGACGATGACATGCTCTACGGCGAACGTCGGGACAAGGCGCAAGTCGCCTTGGAGCTATACCTTCTCTGTCAGATACTCCACGGCTTCAAATGGAATCCCGAGACGATGGGACGCTGGTTCTGGCAAAGCAGGACAGACAGAGATTTGGTAATACTCCGTGAGTGGATCGAACCAGAGAATAATCAATCAACGAACCATTTAACAATTTCAACATGAAGAAAAAACAATCAGAGAACATCTCGTGCCCTGTGTGCGGGACAGAACTTACAATCACGGGCGGGAAAGCCTCCGTTACGGAGGTCCCTCGGACGAAACTGCCCGGAACGGCGAAGGAACGCATCGAGGCGCTCCGGGCCATGGGTATGGACGTGAGCCACCTTTTCGCCATGCAGGGTGCCAACGGTGGCGAGTGCATCGCCTCCAACAAGGACGGCCATCTGACCATGCTCGATGACGACGACCCGCTTTTCAAGTTGATCACCGTCCAGGGCGATGTCCCGAACCGCCGCCTGTTCCGCCGCTGGATTATGGCGCAGATGTTCCATATGATGACGTGCACGGACTACCGCTCCGGCAAGCCGACAGGCGTGACGGAAATGATCCACCGTCTGGGCTATGAGTACCAGTGGAGGATGCTGCTGGACGAGCTGCACGCACAGATGAAGATGGAGGAACGCGATCCCGAGAACTTCGCCGACCGCAACCGCTGGTTCAACGCCGGGGTGGTATACGCGATGGCAGAGGACTATGTGTGCCGGCTCAAAGCACGTATCGATTCCATGAAAGTCAAGAAATGCAAGGGCGTTCCCTACAAACGCGTCGGCAGCCGCAATGTCTTTGTGGAGGATATGGAGACCAAGATTTACCAACCGCTGCAAGCGGCTCTGTACGGTATCCGGAGAGCCAAGAACACCGTACAGTTGCACAGCGCCGCGAGGAAATTCAACGGGACACGCGTCAAGATGCCGTACGATACGCCCCAGTGCAAGGCGTGGGTCAATGCCTACAAGGGTGCCGGAGCGTTCTATACCGCACAGAATCTCATCCGTTTCCACGGCTGCACGGCCGTCAACGACAAGGGAAAACGTCTGGACAAGTACCAGTCGCTGGCATTCCTCACGGCAAAGGCCGAAGCCTACAAGGACGGCGAGGGATGGCGTATGCTGGCCGTGCTGAAGAAGCTGCTCGACGACAATGCCATCGACATCAGGAAGAAGATGGCTGAGTGGCGTAAAAAGTAGGACGCTCCGTCCGACCGCCTGGCAGGCGGCACGGTGTGAGGGGCCGGCAAGAATCAGTGCTCACTTCGGGACACACGATGCTCATCTCTGCTAACGTAAGATGAGCATCCTTCCCGAGGTGTCTACATCGGAAACGATAGAGAAATGCCCCGCGAAGGCAATCACGCCTCTATTCTAATCAAAATGACATAATCCTTTATACAATGAGCAAGAAACAACTACGACGCAGGGCATACCTGCTGCACCGGCTACGCAAACAGGGTATCCGGTGCCTGACTCGCTGCCGGACCATCTTCTATCCTTATGGGGAAGACCCGAAATCAGTGCCGTATATATGTATTCTGATCAGCGAGTTCCATTTCCAGGTTCAATTTGAAATACCCGCCTGACATGAAACCGGGAGACATCGCAACGCTGAAAGTGCCCTACAAAGGCTATCGCCGTATAGAACTACTGGAACGGCTCCGATACACCTGGCTGGTACGCATCTGTGAGAGCGGAAAGGAGATCGAAGTCTATGAAGACGAGTTCGAACTGGATTAACTGTTTACGGCAATGGAAGACGAAAGACAGGAAGAATGCATACCGAACTTCATCGGCAATGCCGTCATAATCCTCACAGCCAGCCATCTGGGTTGCGAGGTGGAGATGCTCGACACCGCACGGGAGGTATGGCGTACGAAACGTCTGCCCGAGGCGGTGCTGCTGGGCATGTATGAGAATGCCGCACGCAACGCCGTGGCGGCTGTTCAGAAGAGGGGTCTGGCAGAACAGGCGGACCGTCTCGGAGAGATATTTTACCGAACGAGAGAATTTCCCCCGCCGGAAGAGGATAACCCATAAAAACATCAGAACAACCAAGCCAATGAACCTGTATAATCAAACCGAATATAACGGGTACCACATCAACATCTACTATGATGATGACGCCCGAAGCCCGCGTGAAGCGTATGACAATCTCGGTACGCTTTATACGGCACACCGTCACTACCGGCCGGAAAAGGAGTTCGACGACCACTTCGATATCGACAAGGTTTTCGACGGACGTATCGGAGATTTCCGGGAATCGTTCCTGAAGGAATATATCGCCCTGCCGGTCTATCTCTACGACCACAGCGGCGTCACGATATCCACCTCGCGGTTCAGTTGTCCGTGGAATTCCGGATTCTTCGGCATCATCGCTGTGCCGCTGGACAAGGTACGCCGGGAATACGGGTGGAAGAATATCACCGCGGAACGCAGGAAGCGGATCGAGGGATACCTGCAAGGCGAAATCGAGACCCTCGACGACTACTATACCGGGGAGGTCTTCGGATACCGCATAACGCCAGAAGATGACGACACCGAAGAACTGGACAGCTGCTGGGGATTCTACGGCACGGACAGCCTGAAAGAGATGGAAGCCGAATGCAGACAGATCATCGACGGACTCAGCAGGGCGGCAGCATAGAACAGAAAAATACTCACGATAACTGAAAATACAATGAAAACATCATACGGATTTGAATTTAACACGGTAACAGAAATCGATCCCGAATGGAGCGATTATGACAAAAAAGTAGCGGAATGCCACCTCGCCAACGCCGGTGTGGTCATCGTGGATGCGGAATACGGGCAACCGATAGACAACGAGTACGACCTTGAAGAGATCTACCGGATTCTCGAAAAAGAGAAGAAGAACCGTCCTAAAAATGAATGATATGGAAGAAAAAAGAGATAACAGGGAAATCAGGGTACGCCTGCACCATATCGACCGTGGAAACTGTACGGAGGTGTGGGAGGTACAGACAGAGAAGGGCAAGCCCGGGCGTTGTCTGGGCCGCGATGACGGCTATGGACCGAAGGAGTGGTACACGCTCTGCGATGCTCCCTACGGCTATTGCGAACGCGACTGCCATGTGAGGGAGGATCTCACCCTCATTGTCTGCGACAAGAATTGGAACGAGGTGCTGCGCGACGGAACGGACAGGGAGCGTTTTCCCGAAAGTTTCCCCTCGCTGGACGAAGCCTGCAACGAGGCATGGAGCAAGGTCGTAAAAGGACTTCCGCATGTTACGCACAAAGGTTTCGGGCAGTGGATTACCAAACAGTCATTCCTCCCGCTCAGCCAGACCGAAGAATTGAATTGGCGGGATTGCTATCATGAGGAAGAAGCGAGCGAGATACTCTCGCGTTTTACATGGATCGGTGAAGAGTACGCCATATTCAAGGTTACCCAGCGGCACACCAAATGCGACGCCCGATGGTACGAATATTATGCCGGGAAGATGCACCGGCGGGAACACGAATGGTATGCCCGTTTCTTCGGCTACGAGTACCACGACCGGCATATCAGTGACGCGCTCGGGACACTCGGCAGGCGGTGCGATGACATTAACCGTTCAGCGGTGGAAACCCGTACGGATCACTACTACGGGCGCACTGTCTCCCATTTTATGGACGAGTTCATCGGCTACGACCTGTCGTATGAACAGGTTCTCGACGCCAAGGAATGCAGGCTGCGCAAGGCACGGGAGGATTATAACGAGGCGACCACCTACTATTACAAACTGAAAGAGAACGAGGAAAGCATCCGAGGTGCCGACGCGCTGCTCCTCCTCGTGAGGGAACAAATCCGAAAAGCGAAGAAATAATGTCCAGGGTTTTACATGTGGCCAAAGTATGGCAAATCGAGTATAGATATCCGGGATTGTACGGTTGTGACGGTCAGGATGTCTTTTATAACATTCTGGAGATGTTCGATGTCAGGAATTCGGCGGAAGACATCTACACGGATGATTTTGAGATAGAACGTTCCGAACTGCAACGGCTGCAACGGCATATCTCAGGGCGGGATGACACTTTCCGGCAGCATGCCGAAGCCTTCCACGCCGAGCTGGAGAAAATCGGGATGGATACGGACGGGTTCATCGCCGTACTGGACAACCTGATCAATGACAGCGACCAGAGCGATGCCTTTATCCATGTATCGTGGTTTTAGAAAAATAAATAAACTAAAATATGGAAAACGAAAAAACAATCAGACCGGATGTAAATGCCGAAGCGACCGAAATGCTTGATTACATCACGGACCAGTTAGAACGGAATGGTGGAGAATGGGACCTGACCGATGATACAGGCACGCCTGTTATCTTCGACGCGGAAAAGACTGTGTATATTCCGGATATCATGCTCTCGAAAGATGGCACGCCTTGCGCGGTAATTCCGCTGGGATATTTCGAAGATGACACGATTTGCGCCATCGTGGATACGATTTCCTTGTAATGTTCTATGACTATGCGACCGCAAGGAAACGGACTGGTAAGTCTCCACGATGAGAACCGCCGGGAACGGGGCTTCTGCTGCATGAAACTGATCGTATTTCTCACGGAGGACGGCGTGGCGGGCTGGGACGAATGGCACGGTGCACATCTCGATGCCGCCCGTGGCGAATGCAAATACCGGGCGCAATGCCCTATATACGAACGAAGTAAAAACAGCCATCAATGAAAATGAAATCAGATAAGGAAACGACCACCGACAATAAGGCATTCCTCCAAAACAGCAATGACCTTTTTGAAAAAATGACGGCATACATGCCGCGATGCTATTTCCCGACCGCGTTGGGGAAAGATGCTCTTCTCGAATTTACCGGCAAGGAGTTTCGCCGCGTCAGGGATATCATCTGCCGTGAGTGCCGCTTCGATGAGACGGGGTGCATCGAAAGGAATGCAGGAGTATCTCCGTTCGAGCTTGTTCGAGACCTCTTCGAACAGGAAGTGCACAGGCGTATCCGTAAGGATTACACGCAGCTCAGTGTCATCTCCATCAGGGAATCGCTTATAGAGAAGATCCGCCGCGCCGTGGAAAAGGAGAACAACATCATCGGCACGTTCTACCAGAACCGCGGAGCACATTACAGGGACGCAGAATTTCCGGAGTATGACACCTCCCCGATCGTGGTGATCCATAATTCCGAGTTTTACGGTTACGGCGGCTACGAAAGTGCTACCGTCTACGAATTCTTCATCGACAAGGCCGACAGGCTGCTCTGCACGCTCAACGGTGAAGCCGGCGAGGACTTCGACGAACCCGTCGAGCATGTACAAATCGAAGGGCTGTTCGAGATTGTCCACTGGCTCGAAGAATACGGTTTTATCCCGGACGATGCCGATGGGATTACCGTATGCGACGAGTGCGGTTCAACCGACATCCAGACGCAGGCATGGGTAGACCCTAACACTCGTCTATTCATCGGTGCCACGGGCATCGACCGCGACGACAACTGGTGCGACGAATGTGAAGAACACCTCCCGTTCTGCTCCCGGAAAGAGTTCAAGGAACGTATGCAGAACTGGTGGGAAGGACTTGAATCTTCGGAAATGGAGCGTATCGCAGGACTTCCTCAGTCCCAAACCTCCTCCGCGAACCGTTCTCGGAAGGTTACGGAGACCTGCAATAAATGGTGGAACGGAAAAAGCTACGATGAGAAAAGAGTGATCTGGAAGGAGCATAATAACGACGAGTAACCATGTTATATAACCTGCTTAAAGATATTCGCCGGCAACTGGGAGCGAAAACACCTTTAACTGCGGAAGAACAGTGCCTGCTTGAGCGGATAGACCATGCTGTTCCGCATATCCGCAGGGACGGAGATGCAGAATGGTTACAACCCGGCGAGGTACTGGTGCGCGTCTGTCCGGATACAGGTCGTCCCGTACTGGTGTGCCACGACGGCGAGGGACAATGTACATGCCTGCACAACGAGACCGTCGCGGAGGATGCCGCAGATGTGAGGCTATGGCTCTCGTCCCTCGGCAGGGAGTGCAACGGCAACCGCAAACTGTTAGAAGCGGTTGTGGACCTTGCCTACAATGCCGGGGCGGACAAACTCTGGGACGAAAGGGATTCCCGTGCCGTGGTGTCGGAAATTATTCGATGGGCAGGGGAATTCGAAACGACACATGCTGGTACGGACTGGGCCGAAGAAGATTACCTCCTTGCCATCGATAGTTTCTACCAAGAAAAGATATCTGATTTATAACCAAAAAAGTAAAATATGATACAAACACTTTTAGATGACATCAAGGCATATTTCGATGCCAAAGAAAGACTTACGGAGCAGGAACAACTATTGAGACAGCGGCTGTCAGGGGGATACTTCCCGATCACGTCCGTACATCGCGACGACCTGCAAGGCGCAGGGTTCGACGTGGAGAAGATTTCCGATGACGACATGAAGGAACTGGCCAGTAAAATGGCCGATGATTACTGCGAGCAGCTGTTCTGGAGCAGCATGGAGATCATCGCCGGGGACATTTTGGGATTTCCGAAGGAAAAAGTGCCCGTCTGTCCAATATGTAAGTCCGAGTATCTCCATACCGAGACCTCCGGATTGCACCATTGCAACCAATGCGGGCAGACATGGAATGACAACATCTATGTGCTGGTCGAGTTCCCGGAAGACACAACCTCTTTCGAGGATGAGGAAATCGGCTATCCGTCATGGGACAGCGAGGACAATGGTGCCCGTTACGTCCCCGAACAGGACTATATCCGGAGGTTCAAGAAATCCCCCGACCCGGGAAAGTGCTACCGCGCTGTCTGCTGGCCGGAGTCACAGCAATACATGGGACAAGAGGGCTGTGAATCCATACAGGATGAAAACGGGATACAGGATTTCGGCACATCGGCATACTGGGTGCCGCTGCTCCTGACGGACGAAGCGGCAGACCGACGGATAGACAAGAAAGAAACGCCGGTATGCCCCGAATGCGGCGGTACCGATATTGACATTCTGGGTGACGAGGGCGTGGCGGTCTGTAACGCCTGCCACCTTGAATGGTCTTACACGGAGGATTAAAGAATGGAGAATATAATGACAGTAGACGTGTATACGATCAATGGTGATTTCGTCTCTTGCTCCGATTGCGGCAAGGTGATGCTTCTGCCGCACGGCGCCGACCGCTGTCCGGCCTGCCGGTCGGAAGGCAACCTTTCATGGACGGACGAAACTTTGCAGGAGACTGACATCGACGGGTTACTCGAACGGCATTATAATCTGCACCAGAAGAGCGACCTGAATCCGGAGGATTACCTTTCGCTTTCCGTACTGGCGACCGAATACGTCCCGTATCTGGTCGGAAAATCCCAGACCGCCCGGGAGACTCTCGCCCTGCTGCTCGACATCAGCACTCTTTTCGAGAAATATTGGCGGGATACAAAATGTTTCCAGTCAGAAAACATCTACACGCCAGCTATCGATGCGCTGCTCGATAAGCTCGACGGGAAACTGAAAAAGGGCGATGCGATTCCGATAGAATATCAGAATTGCTGTTCACTTGTCGAGTTCTTCCGGGTGATTGCCGACGACCGTCCGGCAAAGGAAGAGATACCGTTTTCTTCAGATGAGAAGGGAAACTACTATTTCAACGGGCGCAAAGTCAAGGTCGAGCATACTTATGATTATGCCTACCGTCTGTTAAAGACAAAAATTGAGACCGACAGCCGCCGCCCGGTAGATTTCTATTTCAGCTATCTGGCTCGTTTCGGACCGTACGGCACATGTGGCAATCCCTTCTATCCGAGTATCACGGACTATATATGCAGGCGTTACCTGCCTGAAACCACAAAATGAGAATTCCGGAAAGGCGATGGACGGCAGTTCACCGCCTTTCTCATTGCATAACCCTTTAATATCAATCATTATGGCAACAGCATTAGCAACAACGGCTGCCCCCGTGCAGTTCGATTTCCAGAACAACAATGTCGAGGTGATGACGCTCGACACGCTCCGCCGCACGCACAAGGAGAACGATATCTTCGGCAAGCCCGTCAAGGGAATCTATCATTATGAAGTGATAGAACGCATGGCCGGTATCTGCAAGAAGTACAACCTGAACTACGAGGTGGAGGAGATTTTCGCCGCCCAGAACAAGAACAAGGCGCAGCCGGGCGTGGTAGTCCTGCCGCAGGTGGAGCAGGAGTTCGGGGCACTGGCTGTCGAGGCCCATATCCTGCGGCGGGTGTACACGACGATCCGTATCAAAAACTGGGAGACCGACGAGCTGACCACCACGCTGGTCGTGGCATTCCACCAGGACGGCATACAGGCTGCGATAGGGCCGTGCGTTAAAGTGTGCCACAACCAGTGCATCCTCTCGCCCGAGCGCAGCGTGTCGAACTATGGCAAGGAGAAGGTCTCCACCGAGGAGCTCTTCGGCCGTGTGGACGTGTGGCTGTCGAACTTCGAGGTGCAGATGAACGAGGACAGGGAGCGTATCCGCCGCCTGAAAGCGAAGGTAATCACCCCTGTGGAGATGTACACCTACATCGGTCTGCTGACGGCGTTGCGCGTCTCGCATGACAGCTCCGACAAGCGCCTCTCCTCCCAGGTGGAGACCTATCCGCTCAACCAGTCCCAGATATCGGTCTTCACCGAGGATCTGCTCAAACTCGCCGGGGAGAAACAGACGCTCACCGCATGGGACATCTACAACGTTGCGACGGAACTCTACAAACCCGGTAAGACCGACCTCCCGGCAATGATTCCCCAGAACGGGGCGTTGGCCGAGGTGCTGCTTTCCGACAAACTCAATTAACACTCCGCAATTATGGCAGAAAGAACATACAAACGGGCGACGCTCGAAAAGCGTCTTGAACGGCTCGAGGAGAGTCTGCACAAAGAGAAAATGCGCCTGCACGGAGTTATCGACAACACGGGCTGGGGCGCGGGAATGCGGCGTACGAAATGTACGCCGTCTTTCCGTCGGGAAGAGGAATTGAGAGAGAAAATCCAAAATGTCAAACAGCTTATCGCCAAGTGCACCCCATAGGTTATGACACGTATCAAAGGACAACTGACAACGGCGGACTATCTGTCGATGGATGCTTTCCGGAAGCTGATCGATGCACTGGAAGAAGACCGTAAATATCTGTGGGCTACCTACTGCTGGCTGTCGTTCTGCACGGCATTCCGCGCCTCGGACGTGCGTTCGCTGCGGTGGAAAGACGTGCTCAACCGCAGCCAGCTGGTGAAGATAGAGCAGAAAACAGGCAAGAGCCGCAGGGTGAAATTCAACCGATGCGTGCGGGAGAAGATCCGCAATCTGTATGAGTTGCAGGGGTGTCCGGATATGAACCGGCTGATTTTCATGAACCCGAAGACGGGCAATCCGTATTCATTGGAACACATCAACCGCCTGCTCAAAGTGTGGCGCGTCAAATACCGGATTCCCGTCCAAGCCTTCTCCACCCATAGCTTCCGCAAGACCTTCGGGCGCTACGTTTATGAAACGAAGAATCGCAATGCCGAGGGGCTGGTCCTGCTCAACGAGATATTCCGTCACTCCAAACTGGAAACGACACGCCGCTATATCGGACTGGCTCAGGAGGACATTGATAAGGTGTTTGGCTCCATCCATCTCTGACAACATTTTCAACAATGTCCGGAAACCGCTGTTCGGGTTCCGGGCTATACTTAATTTACAATACATCAAATGAAAACCGTAAATAATGGATAGACCAATATATATCGACACATATTTCCGCATCGAATCCGGTTATGACGGAGGTCGCATGTCGGAAGAGAAAGCCGGAGCATTCTTCGCCGAGGTGAAGCGCCTTTTCACGGAACAAGGGTTCGGCGTCAAGGAGGGTAAATACAAAAACGACTGTCCCGAAGTGTATCTCGGCAAGACATGCCTGTACTGTCACCCGCAAGAACTCTCCGGACCCGTAAGGAAAGAGTATATCGGACGCATCGAGAAGATTCTGGCGCAAGGAACAACCTTCCAATATCTGCGTACCGACACCTACGATGAAATCCTCGACCTGACGGAGGAGGAAGAGCTGGCGTATTACCACGAGGTACATGATATGACCATCGGAGGTGTCCTTTGCGAAGCCTTCCGCACCAAACGGCGGAACCTGTACAAGAACCGTGAACAGGTGCTGGAGATACTTGTCGAAAAAATCCGGGTCAAGACGCTCCGCGAAAAATACGGTTCCACGAGCTCATCTCCGGCGTGGCGCTATATCAGGGAGATTTACGGAAAGATGGTAGCTAACGGAGAGCTTGTCGAAGGATACAGGCAGAACGTCTCCGGGAGTCTGCCACTCTGCCGCGCGGCAACCGCCAAGGAACTCAAAGCGGTAAAGGCAAAAACGAACCGTTTAGACTATACGCTTCCCAATGGAGAAACCATTGAGCTACTATCCGAGATGCGTACCGCTAACTACGACTTCGGGGATTTCGACGAAACCATCGAGAACCTTGTAAAAGCGTACCATAAAGCAACAGACAAGGAAACGAAAGAGACTCTGGAGCGTAGGATCGAGGCTCAATGCGACGCCTTCGCCGATTTCCTCGCAATACAGTACGAAGAGATACAAGGCACAAGCTTCTTCGACCTGTCCTCGGCAATACGTGAATCACTGTTGTCATACAACCCATAAACGATTTCAGTATGTACCGGATTCAAACACAGAAAATGTCGCAAGCCGCCAGACGTGCGACCAATAAAAAGATTCTGGCGGCCATCGGTTCCAACTCGTCTGAATTCTCCGCCGAAACCGTATACAACTCCTATACCGGCCATGGCGGACTTCATACACTCAAACAGGGTGATTTTACCTCCTATTTCGAATACGCCGAAGCCAAACGGGAACAGGAAATGGGACAGTTCTTCACGCCTCATGAGATTTGCCGGACAATGGTCGATGCCGCCTGCCCGCAACCTACGGATATGGTTCTGGATATGTGCTGCGGCATGGGAAATTTTTTCAATTTCCTGCCCAATCCGTATAATGCCTACGGTTTCGACATAGACCCTGACGCGGTCAATGTCGCCAGATTCCTCTACCCGAATGCGCACATCAGTGTCGCGGACATCCGTACCTATGAAACGGAGGAACGTTTCGACATCCTGATCGGCAATCCGCCGTTCAACCTCGATTTCGACGGCATCCCATCCCAGTTCTACTATTGCAACAAAGCCTACTGGATGCTGAACCCCGCCGGACTGTTGTTGCTCATTGTTCCCGCCACGTTCCTGAAAGACGAATTCTGGGACAAGACGAAAATCAACGCCATAAACCGGGATTTCTCTTTCATCGGGCAGACAGAACTCCCGTCCGACGCCTTCAAGCGGGTAGGCGTGGCGAAGTTCGACACCAAGATCATGGCATTCCTGCGGGCATCCAAACACATCGAAATGCACCCCTACCGTGCGGAAGAGTTCTGCACGATGGAACAACTCAAAGAGCGGATCGCGGAAGGCAGGGGCATCCGGGAGGAGATCAAACTGCAATTACATCAGGAAGCCTCGGAAGAAACGATGGCGGAAAACCGCAAGTTCGAGTACCGGCTGAAAAAATACCTCTATGAGATCAAGACCCACAAGGCACTGCAAAAACATTACGACAAATCTATTGCGTTGGTCTCCAAGTTCCGGAATCAGCGTCCGCCCCAAAAATGTACGGTGGAGAAGCACAAAGCGTGGGAACGCCGGAGGCTGACTTACAATAAAGTGCTGGGCATCCTGCGGCGGTATATCCGCAGCCAGAATATCGTTCCCCGTAAGGAAGTGGCGCTGGTAAAGACCTCCTACGGCTTCAAACTGAAGGCATACGCCCCGCATCTGCTGGACAGGGTGGAGCACACCTACTCGTCCATAAACGACATCCTTATCGGAGAGAAACCGCTCCCTGCACTCCCGGAAATGACTCCGCGCCAGCAGGAACAATACGCCATGGCGGAACGCTTCATTGCAAAGAAACGAAGGGCTTACCAGCTCCAGTCGGTAAAGTTCTCCGCCATGCAGCGGGATACGGCACTGGACGGTCGGATCGCCTCCCTAAGTTTCCTGAACAAGGATATGCAGACGTGCCGGTTCACCGCACTGCAACAGCACGACATGGGACTGGTCTTTCAAAAACGCTACGTGCTTCTGAACTGGCAGCAAGGCTCCGGCAAAACAGCCGTGGCATACCACTACGCCAAATTCCGTGAGTCGCAGACAAAAAATACCGTGATTCTGGCACCATCCATCGCCATACACATGACATGGGAACCCTTCCTGCAACGCCACGGCGAACCCTTTGTCACCGTCAGCCGTCCCGAACATCTGCAAGCTGTCGTGCCCGGCATGTTCGTGCTGGTGTCGTTGACAATGCTGGGCGATTTGAAGGCCGCTTTCAAAACATTCATGAAGCGTCGTTCCAACAAAATATGCCTGATATTCGACGAGTCGGACGAAATAACTAACCCTTACGCCCTACGGACCCGTCTGACAACGGAATTGTTCCGCAGATCCGAATTCAAACTGCTGGCCACCGGCACGACAACGCGTAACTCGATCGTGGAACTCTATTCGCAACTCGAATTGATGTACAACAACTCCGTAAACATGATCTGTTACGCCTCACGGGTATATTTCGAGGACAAGGAGCGCAACATTGCAGAGAAATATAATGAGTATTGTCTCCGTCCATTCCCCGCACGTGGCGGCGCAAAACTGTTCCGTGCCAGCTTCTGCCCGGGCAAGGCCACCGTATTCGGGATAGAGAAGCATAACCAGGACATCTACAACCAGTCCCACCTTTCCGAACTCATTGACAAGACCATCATTACACGGAAATTCAAGGAGTTCGCCGGGGACAAGTACGAAATCATCAACTACACCGTATCCCCCGGGGTGGGTGAACGGGCGGTTTACCGGACCATCATGGAGAAATTCCATGAAATCCTCCATCTCTATTTCAACCCTATGAAGGACAAGAATAAGGAATCCCACCTTAAAATTGCCCGCCAGATACAGCTTCTCATCAAAGCCTGCTCGGTTCCCCATCAGATGAGCGGCTACCACGGCGACCCCTATCCGGAAAAGGCCAAGCTGATCGGACGCAAGCTGCGCTTTGAACTGCGCGGCAAGGTCGCCATCGGCTGCACATCGCTCGACGCGGTGGCCATGTACGAGGAATTCCTCAAGGAACGTTTCCCACAAAGGCCCCTGTTCGTCATTCGCGGAAATGTGGGCTTCAAAACGCGCCAGCACCTGCTCGACAAATTCGAAAAGACAAAAGACGGCATCTTGATCTGCACGCAGCAAAGCCTGAGAAGCTCGGTCAATGTTCCCAGTTGCGAGGACATCATCATTGAATCCCTGCTCTGGAACATCCCTCGCATGGAGCAGTTCTACTTCCGCTTCATCCGTCTGGACTCAGAAGGCATGCGCCATGTCTATTACATCACCTACGAGGATTCCATCGAGCAGAACCTGATGGCGCTGGTGCTCGCCAAGGAGAGGTTGAACGAGTTCGTCAAAAACGGGAAAGTAACGGAGGAATCTGACATCTTCGAGGAGTTCGACATCTCTCCGGACATCATCGAGACCCTCTTCAGACGCGAGAAAGACGACAAAGGTAATTTCTACATCTGCTGGGGAGCACAGAAAGTAAGTTAAACTGAAAATTATCGATATGATTATCATCGCACAACAACAGCCGGACGGTGTCATCAGGTATGTCTCCGTCCCGAAATTCTACAATTATGACCTGCCGCACATTCTGAGAAACTTCTACCCGAAAGAGTCCAGAGTTTCAGCCCTGATTGACCTTGGTAATCTAGTTACGCTCAGACCGACTCCTTTCGGCAAGCCCCGGGACTATTACGACAAAGTGTACTGCCGTGCACGGATTCGCGATGACAAGGAGAAGAAAGGCAGACATCAGCCGAGATACGCCGATTCGGAAGAGGACCTGCTGAAACTCGAAACGGAGGGCTTTCTGTTCAAAGAGGGACAATGGCACCATTTCAAGGCAGGGACACTCTCCGCGTCCCTGCCGGAATCCTTGGACAATGACAAAGACAATGGCTTGTCCGGTCTGGAGGCAATCCGCATGTCCGCAGACGGACAATTGCACGCAATCCCCGAAAGTGAAATTTCAAACTGGGGCATGCTCGTTTCCAAAGCAAAAGAAGACAATGAGCCGTATTTCATATTCCGCAACGAGCGGCTTATCACAACCATCAATCATCCGTTAAACAGATTATAGACCATGGGAAAAGAAATCTATACAGCCATAGCCAATCTCCCCGAACACTTGGTGACGCCGGAAATCGCCCGGGCAGCCGTCGAAGAGGGAAATCTCAAACTGTTGGACTGCCTTCCGCACCGCTATCTGACGGAAGAGACCGTCATGTCCATCGTCAACCGCAACGAAAAAAGTTATTGCTGGGACTCATTCCGTCTCTCCAACATACCGGAGTCGCTACGCGGCAGACAACTCTGCGAGTTCGCCGTCAAAAAAGACACCGACAACATCCTCCATGTCCCGGAAAACCTCCGCTCATCCGCGATGCTGGAAAAATTGCTCGAACGGAAAGATGCCGGAATGAAATACCTCCACCTGTTCCCGTCATCGCTCTGGAACGCCGCACTGGTCCGTAAAGGCATCTCTTCCGTTTACACCCGTACCCACGACAGTTACGGCAGGTACGGAGGATACCAGACCACCCACGACATCAAACGGGTGCAAATCTTCCTGAGTTTTGTTCCTGCCGCCATACTGAACCGCCGGTTCTATCTGGACATGTTCTCTGACGGCCTGAAAGCAGGGGACATGGACGTGCTGGTTCCGGCCCGCTACAAACACAGGGAATACTACCTGAGGATGGCGGGAACGGATTTCAATTTCGTACCGCCGTCCCACTATGATTACGACACGATCACGAAAGCTATAAGCCATGACAAACTCTCCATCTGCCAAAGTCGGTATGACCGTAACGGGATTATGGAAAAACACAAAGAGACCATTTTCCGGCTGATAGACGACAAGATGGCGGATCTGATTGTCGGAAAAGAACCCCGCGCCTTCAAATATCTGCCGGAAACCTTTCAGACCCCGGCAAGGCTTATCAAAGCCTTGGAGGCCGACAAGGGGGACAACATCCGTCTCGGAGAGGGTCACAAACACCTCCTCACCGAAGAGGTCTGCAAGACCTTCGTGCGCAAGAATATCGACACGCCCGAGTTCCCGGAATCCGTGTGGACGCCGGAGTTCGTGGAGTATTGTATGGCACACGGCACTTCCTTCCGCTGGTTTTCACAGATGCCCAAGCAACTGCAAACAAGGGAAATCGTGTACAAGGTCCTGGAATATGGCGGTCACCATCTCAGTAACGTAAGACCGGAGCTGATATCTTTGGAGCAGGCACAACGGCTATACCGGAAAAACGAATATCACCGCGAGTATATCCCACAGCGGTTCATTTCTGAATTCCGGAACGAAACAGGGCTGGAAGAGGCATTCTTCGGAGGCGAAGTCTCCTTCTCCCACCTGCGGGAATTCCGCGAAAACAACACCTACTGCAAACTCGGAAATTCCTACATCGGTATACGTGGAGAACGGGATACCTACTACAACACCTATCAGGTACTTGTCGTGACCCGTCGTACACCGCAGGCGTTCCGGCCGGTTCCGTTGTTTGAAAGGACCATCGGCACATTCCATGCCACGTGGCTGGAAAAACTCATAGCCGACAACGATACCACGTTTGTCAAGCCGTCCGTACCGAAAGAACTCAAACCGTACCAGTTCAACGGATATTACGCGGTGGAGAAGGTCGGGGAAGTGGACGGGGTCGCCATCTACGCCAATGAACTGCTGGACGAGCGGGTGTTCTATACTGCACGACCGGGTATGGAGCTTAAAATCAAAGACTCCCTGTCCGCGCTGAAAAACGAGATACAGTCACCACGGGTAACGGAAAAGGAGGAAGCGGCATGAATAAATACCGGATAGCTATCGAAGAGACCCTGCGCAAGGTCGTGGAGATAGAGGCGGAAACGCCGGGATTGGCGGTCTGCCAGACGGAAGACGAGTACAATGAGCAGCGGCACGTGCTTTCGACCGATGATTTCATCGGTGCCGACATTGCGCTCTCAACCGATGACGCCACGGTCCGGGAAGCTCTGGACAATGCGGATTTCTTCGGGTACGTGCAACACCGGTTCGAGGAATGCAGGGAGTCTATATCCATCGAGGACAAGATCCGGCTGGCGTTCGGCAGTTTCGACAACGCCCTGCACGAGTTCGGCGAATACCGTGAAGAGGCAGCCCGGAACCGTCCGCAGGTCTACCTGCTGTATCGGAGCGACGCATGGCACAGCCGCTCTTCGATGAAACTTATAGCCCCGTTCTCCTCCCTCGGAAACATGATGGAGTATTTGCGACGCAAGAAAAAAGAGTTCCGCCTGACTGCTGACGACCTCACGGAGTTTGAGAACAACCGCCAGACACAGGGACGTGACGAAAACTACCTGTATGAGTCGGATTATCTGGATGTGCTGCCGGAACAAGAACCCGAACTGCCGCCCAAAGACGACGCTTTCTACGACAAGGTTTTCACCTGTGGGCAATCCGAACTGTCACGCCGGGATTTGGAATCCCTGCCGGCTCCGTTCGACACCTGCCATGTTACGGACGAACAGATGGAACAGATCGTACGGGGAACGGAAATGGAGACCCGCAACCGGTTGCGGCTCGGTGAAAACGAGTCCATAGATTTTGAAAATGACCGCCATAGTGAAATCTGGTGGAAGGAAATGGAAAAAACAGTGGTTCGGCACGGCGTACCGTACTACGAAGACGAATAACGAAATATAACCTGTTCATCACATGCATAATGATGACGGACAGTTGTGGCTGCGGCGGTCTTTTTTATCCTTAAAGGAGGCGAATACTTCACACCTTTTACCACCGACGCTGCTAATCTTAAAATAAAAACTGGACAATGATAGAAATCGGCAAAAGGATAGAGACACCGAACGGTGTATTCTATGAACTGGAATATGGCGAGGAAGGAAACATCTACAAGAACGAGGATGCTTTTCTCAACCGCCCCGACGAGGTGTGTTACGTGCCCGAATACGCGGCGGAAGGCTGCGAGGAGTGGCGCGTCCCGCAAAACGAGAACTGTTTCACGCATAACTCCCTGCTTGCCTTGTGCAAGGGCAACGAGGAGGTGTGTCTGGATCTGTTTTACAGTCTCGAATGGACATTCCCGACCACCTTGATGGAAGAATGGGACTCGAACGGCTATTTCGATGACATCGAGGGCTGGTATGACGATAACGATTAAATGAAGCACGGCACATCATGGATAAGAAATACAGAATTACATACTCGGGTAAAATCACGGGTAAGACCCCGAACTACATACTGAGCCTGCGGGCGCATCTGAAAGGCGTCTTTCCTGAAACGGAACGGTACGGCGAAGAAGAGTTCGCCCGCATCCTTCACTGCATCGGTTCATTCATTGACGACTTTCACTTCAAAGTGCACAATTCTCGATATCGGGGCAGCATACTGAAAAGGATCATTCAGGGCAATAGCCTGAAAGTATTCAATCTGGGAGATGAGAAAGTGATACTGACCGTCTCCTTCACCCCGCTGGAGAAATGAAACTATCCCGAAGACAAATATAAAGAAGTAAAGATTTATGAAGAGAATTGAAGATTTGCAGGCCGACGTCCGCAACATCCTTGTGAACAACGGCCTTACGGAACTATCTCTGGGAGAGCCGGACGAGCTGGAAGATCCCACCTACATCATCTGGTACGACAGACATTGTGAGCCTAACGACGACCCTGTATCGAAGGTTTGCCTCGAGGATATGGGTATTTCCGTTGAAGTCGAGGCCCGCGGCTTCGGCAGCACGATAACCGTCTGCGACTACGATATCGACCGTATCGAGTGGTGGGAAGGCATACGCGCCAACATGCTGGAAGTCCTCGAACGTGACGGCCGTCGTCGCTGCCCTGTTTGCGGCAAACCGCTCAAAGGGAACAGGAAGTATTGCTGCGCCGAATGCCGCAAAATCATGATGCCCGAACTGACGGAGGAACGGGTCGTGAAGAAAACCAACCGAAATATCCGCGAACTGGCAGGATTGGCTGCCGGAAAGGACAAGGCATACCGAAAGCGGTTGATAGAGAAATATACCGTCGGTCTGTCATAGACTGGCAATGTTATACCTAAAAATGTAAATATGGCAACAAGAACCATTTATCTGACCGTACGTCTCGACATCGACAACCCGAAAGTCGAGGAAATAACGGACGAAGATGTTGAAGATATCGTCAGTGAGATAGACTACGAATTCAAGCAATACGAAGATTATGCAATCGAGACGGAAATCTGCGGGCTCAATGACGAGGACGTCTCTTAGAAAATATCCGGGGAGACGAACCAGCGTTCAATCTCCGGAATTTTCAGGGTGTACGAAACCGTATGCCGTACCCTGTCATATCCGGACGCGGACGAGATGATAATTTCAGACACCTTGCCCCTTCCGGCGATATCGGAATTGATAGGCCGGGAGACCTGGACCCGTTCGATGCCGAAACCGGAATACAGGCTGTCGAAGAAGTTGTCCGGACAGTCGGAAATGCTCAGCAGGAACTGGCAGTGGTCGGACGCTGTTGGCGGCCAAGGCCGACCGACCGCAAAGCGATCTGGTCGCATGGGACATCGACTACACCTGCTGCCTGATGTGCGTATGCAATTTCCTGATAAATGGCTGTGTGGGCGAGGTGGTCTGCATCGACTCACTCCGGATGGATAACTTCCGGGGAGCATGGATTGTCAATGAAGCCCTATGCAGAACGGGACTTCCCACGGTCCGCAAACTCGACCAAAAAGAGTACAACCTCTTCAAGCAGTCCGACATTCCGCCTTACGTTTTCTTCATCAATCAGGAAGGCTACGACGACTATTTCCGGACGCGGGAAACGTGGGCGAAAGTCATGTCTCTCTTTCATGAACCCCCGACCACCCAAACAGGCACATGATGCCGTATCATAAACGTAAATCCTATCTGCCTATGTCAGTCAAAGGTCAAATCACCACCGCCGAGCCGCTGGGATTCAAGGATTTCATCCAACTGCTTTCCAGCCTTCACGAGGACGGCAACTACCTCTGGGAACTCTACTGCTGCATCTCTTTCTGTACCGCCTGCCGTGTGTCAGATGTTCTTTCCATGACATGGAAAGACGTACTCGAAAGAGATGCACTTTATAAAATCGAACAAAAAACCGGCAAGACGCGCCAGATTCCATTCAACGAAAACGTACAGCGGCGAATCATGTCGCTATATAAACAGCTCGGTTCGCCGGATAAACGGTTGCCGGTCATCTGCAACCCCAAAACGAAGAAGCCCTATATTTCACAGTACATCAACGACACGCTGAAATATCTGCGGGTGAAATATCGGCTGCCGATCAAACGATTCTCCAGCCACACCTTCCGCAAGACTTTCGGTCGCTACGTTTACGAATCGATGGGGCGCGCAACCGAGGTCCTAATCCTGCTGTCGATGATTCTCAAGCATTCCTCGCCACAAGTAACAATGGTCTATCTGGGAATCCGACAGGAAGAGATTGCCGGAGTTTACGGAACCATCCAACTCAATTATTGATACATCATTCGCCATAATGATAACCGGAGCTGTCCTGACGTGAGTCCCGGCAGTTCCACTTTTTTTGAAAAATCAAGAGATGGGTAACGCCTGTCTCTTCAACATATCAGCTAATCTTAATAAAACCCGTTTATGGACAACATCAGCAATATCATGGCCGCCATTGTGGCCATTCTAAAAAACAATGGTTTGACAGAACTTTCGTTGGGTGATTACACCGAACAGTATGATCCGACCTTCATCATCTGGTTCGATGACGACGGAACTCCTTACGACGATCCGGCCATCAAAATCATCGTGGAGGACTCCGAAATCTCTGTCGAATTGGAAGCCCGAGACTTCTCCAATAACGTAACACTTCAGGCTTACGAAATAGACCGCCTGGAATGGTGGCAAGGTCTCCATGCCGGTGTATTGGGAATTCTCGAAAAGGATGGCAACCGCCGCTGTCCGGCCTGTGGAAAACCGCTTCGTGCCCGACAGAAATACTGTTCGGCGACCTGCCGGAAATTCGCAATGCCCCAGCCGACACCGCAAAAGGTAGCCGAACTGGCAAACAAACGCATTCAGAAACTCATCGCCCGCATTGCACAGGGCAACCGGAAACTACGTGCAGAGTTAACAGAAAAATACATCGTCAAATTATGAAATACAAAGACTATACTATCGAGTACACATCGACAGGCAATACACATGTCGATCATGTGGACGATATCTTTTGCAGGGTGTACCGACAACACAAGGATGCGTCGGAAGCCGAGATGCTGAATAGCTTTATCATCCCGGGCGGAGAGATTCACGATTACGGATCGGCAGAGGCCGCAATAACCGCTTATATGCGGCGAGACTATCCCGACAACGATGAGCAGGATGCACAAGATTACCGAAAATTGCAAGAGTATCAAAAGGAACTGCAACAGCAGATGAAACTGCTCATCGAGCGTCTGCTTACCCGACATGGCGGGAGTATAACATCATATCCCGTTACCGACGAATACGGAGGTGGCGATTATCCCGTAACAATGATTTTCTATGGAAGACGCGGCGCCCGGGATATCAATATTACCAACGTTTATCTCGACGAAGCAGGGCGATTAAAAGCCGGTGGTATCAATGACCATGAAGGTTCCATTACACGTGAGCTCGAAATTCTCCCCGAGCACTACGCAGGGATACTTGCTTTTCTAGCCTTCGCACTTGGAATAAAACCGATTCCCCGTTAAATACAATTCTAAAAAACAACGATATGGACTTACACCAGTATTACAAAGAGAACAAAGACAAAATCAATTCGTCTATTATGGAAATTGCCAGCGATTTGGCCGTTGCCCGATTGGTTGACAAGCATAAACAGCCTTTCGATGCCTTTGTCGAACCGGAAGACCCTGACGATCCTGACAGCGGAACCTGTTACAAGGAAGAGTATCAGAACGAATACAACCGGTTCTACGATGAGGAATACAACCGCCTTGCCCAACTGATGAAATTCGACATCACGTCTCCCGGTGGCATCGCTGGGAATGACAACGATTCTCGGGCAACCAACGTCAAGACGGTTTACGCCACGGTTCGCTACGACATCGAGAACCGAAACGGCGGCGAGATGTCCGGGGAGGATATCGACGACATTCTCGACCAGCTTCACCGAGACACGAAAACCGTGGGCGACTTCATCGTGAACACAGAAATCTGCAGCCGCAATGATGAGGGTAGTTTTTAGAAAATGGAAAAATGGCGATATCATCGCACTCTTCCCTGACAAACCTTGGTGTACAAACAATTACACAACCACGTCCTACATGCATATTGGACAGCATGGGGCCGCAGACTATGCCGGTGTCATTGCCGATACGTCTCTTGCGCAAGAGGACGAATACAAAGATTTGCTCAATGAACTGAAAGCCATCGGTTATACCGATCTGCGCGTCGTTCAGCGAACACGACCCAAATTCACTAACAAAGACATGTAATGGAAAATAAGACTTACGAAATCGAAATAGACGGACGAATCATTCCCGTCACAACAAAAGAAGTGTTGGACTTCTATCCGAAAGAGTATCATCTTACCGAAGACGACATCCGGCAATACGCCGCCATGTACACTGCCCGAATTAAATGTTACAGAGAGTATGACGGCCCGCTTGATGCCGCTTATGTTCGCAGGCTTTTGGACGAAGAACGCCTGATGAAAAACGGAGAGTCGGACGGCTTCCGCCTGCAACTTGATTTCAGATGGTATGTAGAACTCCGCAAAGAAGACGGACCGCGAGTTGCCCCGTTCAAATATGCCATAGAGGCTTACTGCCTGGACAATATCCAATCTTTCTCACGTCGGTATGTCAGCATGGAAAAAGCACTGCTGCATTGCCTGAACGGATTCAACGAAAACGCAGCCATACCGAATCGCTACAAATCCATCCAAGATTACTTATCCAAACACCCTGAACAATGACAAAAGCAACAATCATCTTCGGTGGTGATGCCATCAGATACTATAACGAAACCGGGCAAATCCCGTCAGCCGAATGGTTGATGGACAACGGCGGTGCAGTTCAGGACATCGAATTTTCCACCAAAGCAGAATACAACGCCTATGTGCAAGGCGTATCGGATGCCCATTTGTGGGGCGATTATCACATCCTCCCGAAAACAGATGCAATTCCTCAACCGGAAAGCGCGGTTTGGATGCGATTGGGCGCAACTGTGCATGGAGACAAAGACGACATCGAAAAAATCATTCAGGGGGATTGCGCTACCTTGAATAAACTCCTCGAAAATAAGAGCCTCGACATTGACGGCGAGATATATATTCCGGTATCAGTCATCGAAGAATATAACAAAGAAAATCAGACCGACTTCGACGAAGAGGATATTGATTTTCCAACTACTTACATATCACAATAAATTATGACACCGCAAGAACAAGAACGGAAATTATCGCAGAATATCATAGATTCTCTCTGCCGCATATCCGAACGTCCCGACGGGTGGTTACCTCACATCGTATTCGTGGAAGAAGAAGGAGAAGACGGCTATCCCTGCTATGTCAGGTATAACCTGATCGACTATCACGCGGACGGCTCTTGCACGCTCCAGCGCCCGAATACAGATGTCCGGGAAACAGACCACGAGCTTTGTGAAATCAACGTAGATTGGCTTATAACCGTCTGGAACTGGTACGTCGAGTTAAGCATCGAGCAGAAAACATGGAAAGACCACGCGGTCGAAGTCCTCGGGCAAAACAGCAACGCCGACGAAAATTTGATTCGGGAATTTGTCGAGGAACACTGGCAGAATCTGCTGCCGGATAAAGACAACAGCAAGGCATTTGAGAATTGGCTGCATCAAGATGAATCAAAGGAGCTACGTTACTATGCTTTCATCTGGAATTGCTGCCATCTGGACCGCAATATTTCCGATGAACAACTGCTCGAAGCCTGGCGAAACGGTCCTTCTCGCAGCACCACAGACGAAGACGACGAAACCGAATACGAAGTCGAACGACTGACGCTCGATGAATTAGCCGAGCGCATCAACGATGAATGCTTTAACGATACCGAAGACTATGTCCGATTCATACAAATGACCGATTAACACGGAAACATCATGGGAACAGATAGGAAAGAATACCTCCTGCGTCCTCTTATAGAGGGCGTTGTTTATGAGATCACAGACAATCTCATACGTGTCAGTAATTCCAATACACTCTTCATAAACCTTGAAAAAAGGGAGCGGATTCAGCTTACAGAAGTCGAAAAACTTTTCCGAGAATTACGAAAAATCGCAAAGAATAATTCCCGGCTCAAGCTGAAAGGAGTTACGAATTTCCTTCCGATTATACGAGAACTATATCCGGAATACTGTGATAGCGTCTCTCTTATAGAGAAAAACTTCTCGGAAATCAGCGAGCTGTTCAGGCAAATCAAAACCGACGGACTTCACATGGGGTGTCGTGATGATGAATTGCTGAATCTGGTCAATGCAAAAAGATTCGAGATAGAACGTCAACACTACCAAAATAGCCCATATTCTCGATTTGTGAAATGTTATATGAACCTGAAATCCGCTCTGAAAAAGCGGGGATGGGAAGACGAGGAAATCGTTAGCTATACCGTATTACTACTACCATTCTAAATACTTATACCATATTCATCTCGAAATCATTAGCGAAAAAACTCCGTCATTCCGCTTCGGTATTGTTGTATGACGGGACAGACGAAACCGGTATGCCGAAAGTCGCAGTGCGACAAGTGAAATCCGTTTGGGGTAAATTCGATCCGACTGGTCGTAAAGGAGGTGTCTGTTTCCTCGCATTATCGGACAGCACCACCCAAATCTCCCATGCTACCATTTGGGATAGACTGTCAATCTGTTTTTGAGCCCCTTTTTGACCTCTAATCATATAAATAAAGGTTCCTGCGGTTGCCAACGCACCGAGGGCCGTAATACAGTTGATAACTATTTCAAACGATGACATAAATTTTAATTTATTTAGGTATAAAGCCAAACGAGCTTAAGGTTTCGTTGAAAATTTGGATGTATCGTTCTGGCGTTTTTTTTGTCTCCTGGCTTTACGTTCTCAGTATAGAGCCTTTGAATAAAAGAAATAAATATTTTATTAGGCATGGAACCTTCCAGACCTATATTATGCCAAATTATATCAGCAAATATTTTTTCATGATGTAATCTAATAGAGGCTGCTTCCATTGCCATTCGGTGCATTGCTTTTTCAAATGTTGTATTATCTACCTCAGAATAACGCTCTTCTTCCATCCCATTATTTATTTCGGCAGATTTAATATACTCTTCCAGTCCGAGGTATATAAAATCTTCTGGAAGATCCGGGTTATCAAATTTGGCACAAAGAATAGTATCACCCAATGTTAATGTAAGAATCCCGAATTGTTCATAATAACGTCCTCCTAAATATGCCATTCCATTAGGAAGATATGATGGAGCACGAAGCATTCTATAAGAAAAATTACATTCATCAATAGTTATATCTGTATTATGTCCTGATTTTATAGCATTAAAATATTCATTTAGGGCATTCCCAAGCGTTTGTTCGATATCAGAAGGTAATGAAAATTCAAATTGTTTAGATATGGACATCCTCCAAACTATTGACATCCAAAAGAAATAAGCTAAATGTACATTCGGTGTCTTTCCCTTTTGAAGACACTCTGCGTAAGGCGTTTCCAAATATACAGACAAGTTCTTCTCGCATTCCGGACAAAAAATGTAGTCTTTTGAAGCTGTATTGTTTCTCAATTCTTGTTCTATTCGTTCATCTGATAGCTTTTGAGTATCAACAAGCTCCTCTATTTTGGTATCAGGAATAGCTCCCAAGTACAATTTTTCTTCTAAAGGCGTCATTGTAAACATGACCTCTTTATCGCGCTTTCCACTACCATCGTAGCTACATACTTTTGCAACAATAAAACTCGGGATAATATGCGAGTTCGTCTTTGTTGCTTTGCTCTTTTTACATATCAAGCAATCCTGAAATTCCATAACTATTTATTTCAATTAAATGAATGCAAGAAATATCTTCTATACAACTCTTTATACAAAGATAGCGATATTCATATATATGCGTTAAACGAGAAACTTAAAAATGATAATTGGTACACAAAAGCAGTGGTAAATAAAATAATCCAGTTTAATAATGCCAGTACCACTTCCAAAAACTTAAAATACAATCAATCATGAACAAAGACAGACGAAAACAACTCGAAGATGTGAAAGAGTCCCTTGACGAAATCATCGCATCATTGAACGACATCAAGGACGAAGAACAGGATGCCTACGACAACATGCCCGAAAGCCTCCAATCATCGGACAACGGCTCCCGTATGACCGACGCCATCGATGCTATCGATGAAGCCATCTCTTCCGTCGAAGAGGCTCAACAGCACATCGACGAAGCTGCCGCATAAAAATAACAGGGCGGCTTGCACCGGTTCCGTCGTCCGGACCATTATTCTTTATTTACACGAACCATTAAAAGTAACGTTATGACAATAGAAGAACTGTTAAACAGCTACTTTCAATGCGATGCGAAAGTTTCCGAACAGCTCGACACCACGGAAACAGACTCGGAAGGCGAAGGAACCATACCTGACGCCGGCATGCTGAACGAAATCTTCGAGACAGGGGAATGCTCTGTGACAACAGACTATATAGCAACAGAGGAACCGTATGGACTCTGTGAGATGACAACGGAATCGCTCATCACAATCTGGGAACGATATGTCTCACAGGCGAAATATCAGAACCTTTGGTATGACCATGCCGTCAGCTATTTGCAGGCAAAGACCCGATGCACAATAGACGAGGCTAATGCATACGTGAAAGAAGAGTGGAAAACGGATATGCTCTTTACGGACAATCTCGAAGAGTTCAAACGTCGCGGCAGCAAACGAATGGCTCGCAGAAATAAAAATATTCGCATATTACATGAGCCGTCTTGATTGCAATGCGACAGATGCAGAAATCATTAGCGACTATGAAAATAACAGCGATATGGATTTCCCCACGAGGGCAATGACTCCGGCAGAATTTGCAGAACGTATCAACGACGAGGGATTCGATGATTTGCACTACTGGGTACGTGCCATAGAAGTCCCGATCGCAAAGTAAACAGTGATTACGAGAATCCCGATATGAGAGCAGAAAACGAATTATTTGCAGAAGATTTCGAAACGAAGACCGTCAACGACGTGCCGGTATTGTTTACACCGCTCAGAATCGACCGACGGTTGATTCCTGAGAACGTGTTCGCTTACGATATCCGCGAGTCGGACGACGGCGACATGCTGGCTACAAATCGAACCGGCTGTTCGGGTAAATCATGCCGGCACCATTCTCTCCCGTAAAGAATTCCCGATGGAAGACTGGGGCGGTGCGGAGATCGAAGACTACAATTTTGAAGGGGATGAAACAACCTTGGAAGAATGGCTTGAACAAAATCAATAAAATACAGACTATGGACATTCAAAAACTGACAGAAAATTACCGGAAACGCTTCGACGCGTTCTACGGGCAGGACGCCACGAAGAAATCCGGCAGGGAGAAAAAGAACACACGACCGGAACGCCCGAATTTCCTTGACGAAGTTATCCGCCCGGTGCTGGATGCGCTGGCAGACCTTATGCCCGAATACGGTTTCACCAAAACCACGGACAAATATGCCATGTTCGGGGAATACTACCGCATCAAAGCCGGGATCGTCCTCATAGGCGGATTCTCCGTGGATGAGGATTTCGGGCTGGTTTTCACACCTTTGTTTCATGGGGCACCGTGCGGGGAAGAGCAAAAAATAACCGATTCGCAGCAGCTGGTAGAGGTGCTGCGGAAGGAGTTCGAGAGAAGGGAGGTGAAGACGAGAACATAGATTTGTGTGGATAAAACGGATTTTATGCCGTAAATATCATATATTTGTTGTTATGAAAATCTGTATATGTCATTTCGGCTGAAATCCCCGGTATTGAATCGGATAGAAATACGCCGGGTGTTTGGCTTGTCGTACATAAACCCCATATATTCATGAAGAAAGAATCTCTAATCGAACGCGGTTACAAACAGATGAAAGAGAGGCATGGAACGGAAACCCTGATCCTCTTTCATGTCGGTGAATATTATGAGGCATACTATGACGATGCCCGAACGGTCGCCCGGACAACCGGCGTGCCGCTATTCAATATCACTGCCGTAAGGATTCCTGCCGCAAGGGTTCCCGAGGCGGATATGGAAGCATGTCGTAACCGGTTGCTAGATGCGGGATACGCGGTCTGTGTGTCCGATGTCCGGGGTGCATCCGGCCGCCATATAATAAAAGCAGATGAGTAATTTTAGAAGCAAAGCCGATGAACTCGTATTCATCGCTGCGGCGATAGGTCCCTGGGCGTTTATCATCGCCATTGTCATTATCGTCGGTCTGATAAAAGGGTGTCTGCCCGACAAGGCAGATCCGATGGATAACGACATAAACAAGTCACGTGAAATATTGGAGCATGTCATGGTGATGGACAGCACCTACAACGGATTCCGGGTGGTGTATGCCACCGAGAATGCCGTGACGGAAAAGCGATTCAGGGAGATACGCTCCCGGCAGCATATCCGTGAAGGGTTCGAACGCCTGAAGCGGGAGGCCCCTGAACATTTCGGCGGAAGTTTGAGAGATGTGGACATCTGCGAGTTTGCATTGTACGCCCGCAACTTCCACATCGATGACGATATCCAGATACACAACATCTTCATCGCCGGTCATAGGATGAAGGATTACGTGCAGCCCAACCCCAACCTGCCCGGGTGCGTCACGTCGATGAACTACGGCACCGAACAGGGCAACCAGTACCTCAATGACCAGGATATCAATGTCTATATACCCAACGGCGGACGGCGTTACCGATACTGGAAATGCCGTTATCTGCTGCAAGTATCTGATACAGACGAGCGTTTCAGCCATTTTACGGAGGAGGAAAGGCTGTATTGAAAACACTTTTTTCTCTGTATATATTACCTGTAAACGATTGAAAATTAACGATAAAACACTTTGCCGACACGCGTAATTGTCGTATATTTGCACTCAACGTAATTGACCGATTAAACCAGATTGTTAATTGAAACGTGATAGATTGAATATGAAGACAGCGTGATATGACATCAGAAAAATCGCAAATCAAGTTTGCGAAGTCGGAGCGTACGGGAGAACTCATCGGGTTCGTTTCGCGGCACTCCAAAACACGTCAATTGAAAGGAGTCAGGGAAGACTCGAGATTCGGTAAACAGATTTGTGTCCTTTCGGAAGACCTGAAAGGAACAATCGAGCCAAATGTTCTTTATTCGGTGGAGCTGAAGCCTATGCACAAGGCGAATGGATATGTGGTCGTTGCCGCCACACCGGTTCAGTTCCCGGCAAGAGTGGAGAGCATAATCGTTCCCAAAGCATTATACAAAGTTACGGTGACATTCGGCAACAAGACTGTCTATTTCGACCCCAAAGACGGTAAAAGCTCAATGAGCAAGACTATCGACGGGGTTTTAGACATTCTCAAAGAGCGCAGGGACATCCGCAATCTGGAAGGTGTTATCGAAGATTTTACCCGACAGGCACAGGCACTGGTACGCCGGTTCGAGATGGACGGGTTCATTTACACGGCGGGGAACAGACATTCGGGAGGGAAAGGATGAAACGGCCTTTGTCGGGTATCGCGACCGATGGAGCTCATTCCACGAGGGAGAGATCGACAAGCTTCCGGGCCGTCGATCTCTCTTCGGGGAAGGAGTTGTTTCGCGAAGAGATAGGCAATTGGACGAACAACATCGGTGAATTTCTCGGCATCGTCGCGGCTGTCAAATACATTCTTGAACATTCCGATATTCCACGGATCATCTATTCCGACAGCATTACGGCTATCACATGGTATCTAAACCGCCGGACCGCTTCAACCCGCCATTGTCCGGCACTGCTGAAAGCGGAAATATTTCTCAAAGCCATGGAAGAGCGAATCAAGGATATGCGCATCGAACATTGGAACAACAAACTGTGGGGCGAAAATCCTGCGGATTTCGGAAACAAATAAGTAACAAGGTATGGCGAAACTGAAATCACAAGCGCAGAAATATGTAGAACTTAAGGAAGAGGATTATCTCAGGCTTATCGAGAACACCATCAAGATGGAAGCCTTGAAAATCGCGGGTATCGAAAAGATGCCCATTTACAAAGCAATGGAACATATCCTCGAACACGAACATATCGACCTGCTTATCAAGCCCGTTTCAAGAAGATATTCCTGA